TTTTTTTTTTACCGTCAAATCTTCAAAAGGATTAACAGCACCGACACTTTTTACCTCCGATGTTATGGCTTTCCCCTGCTTAAACCTACGCAAAGCCTCTAAAGGTGATTCACCGTTATCCTGTGGGTTCGGTACTGCTGCTCCCGCCATTATTTGATATGATAGTAATTAGTTAAAAATTCAAGCCTGTCCTGCGCTGACAAAGATTTAAAATCAGGGCTATTTATCAAGTCCTGAAAATCCTGCTGCGCCTTATCAAAGTTAGCTGTTTTTATCTTGGAATTTCCGCGTATCGCATCATAAGGAAAAGCCACTGGTTTATAGTTAACGTGATTGGTTTTAGGGTCTTTTACCGGGCGTACTCCATATACCATTGGCGAAAATGATATTTGGTTAAGATTGTTTGTTTTAATCGCTTCATCCAATTGCCTTTTACTCATTACCGCACCCTCACGATTATCTTTCGTGTTGGTAAATACGGGTTCCATTTTAACCGTTCCGGTAGTTACCTCAAAGGGCTGCCTGTTTTTATAAGCATGACCATTAAGGTCAAGTACCGTAGCAGGTGTAACGACCATTTTTGTTTGAGGTAAATTTTGGCTGAACAAGGTCGCGCCCTGTTCATTTTGTGTAAACGTAACCGGAGATATGGGTTCTCCTTTTTTATTGGTAGTCGTAGTAAATGGTACACCTACTGAACTTTCCTGATTACCATAAACTACTTCCGCATTCCCACCTGTTTCTTTTTCCTCTAAACGTTTTTCCCGCCTCAACGCTAAATTATAATTCAGACCCTCCCAATCCATCACATTTTTATGAACTTCTTTAGCGCGTGAGCGTGCCATATCCACGTAACTGCCCATAAATTGGTCATACTTCTGCTTGTTCAAAAAGTCCTGCTGTGATTTTTGCTGTAAAAGCTGATTATATTTAGGGTCATCATAACTTGTAATACCCAACTGAACTAAAGCAGCTCTGCCTTGTGGTGTACTCCTGAACATGGCATCGTTTAGTTTGGTTACCCCGTCCAAGCTATTGGGAATTATTTTTGCCTGGTCAGGCGTTAAACCTGTTTCCTGCTTTACAAAATCAGTTCCACCGGGACTTGCCATAAAAAGCCCTTCTACATTTTTCTTAGTCTCTTTGGCTTTAAAAAGGTTCGTGGTTATCCTATGACCGTTATGCTCGTACTCCTGCTCACCTGTCATTGAGATGGCATCGTTCAGCTTGGGCAAAATTTCCTTATTCGGGTCAAATGCTTCTTTTATTCTCGGTATCTGTAAATGATTATTGTAAATATCCTGTAAGGTGTGGTTGGCTATAAAATCATGCTGCTCCTGAATGCTTTTCGGGTCGTACTTGCCTGCGGGTGCTTTTGCCAACAGGTTTTGATCTTCTAAAAACTCCTTTTGCATCTGGTCGCGGGTATCCTGCAAGGAATAAAGATTACGCCTGTCGGCCATGTGCTGATTAGATGCATCTACCTGTGACTGAACATTGGGATTAGGATTATATACATCAAATCCCTGTTGCTGATATTTTTGTCCCTGCTCTAAATGCTTTTGAAAAAGTCCGTTCAGTTCATCCTGCCACAGCGTTCCATAGGTGGCATTGGCCTGATTATCCTTATAGGACTTAGCCATATTCTGCGCCTGTAACAGTTTTTGCTGCTGATTATACTGCTGAACTTTTTGGTTGTAGTCAATGGTCTGTAATAGCCTGTCAGCGGCTTGACTGCCTTCTGGTAATATATAGGGTGCTGTACCCGTTCCCGGTGCTGAAAAACTTGCCATTAACTTGCGTATCGGTATTGTTGATTATAATTTACAGGTACATCCGTAGGTGAAACAAAGTCAGGTGATGAACTGTTAGTCGTGTTATTGCTTTTAAAAATGCTTGGCAATAGATTAGCATTGCTTGTATTGCCCATCTGATTTATAGAAGCCCGTGGCATAAACAGCGAACTTAACACACTTGCTCCTGTATCTAAAGCATTATACTCATTGGTCGCCCCTGCTGCTGTAAGGCTGTCCTTACGCGCTAAGTCCTGATAGTACTTTTGCAGCTCATATTGGTTTTTGTTCCTGAATTCCTGTCCTGCCAACTGGTTAGCCTGTACATATTGCCCTAAAGCCGAATCTTTTCCCTGTTGCTGCTGTGCCTGTAATTCATTTTGCGCTATGTTTTTGCTATAAGCGAGTTTAGCGGCTAAATCAGCCACATCCTGTCCGCTTGTAGCACCCTGCGACCCTTGCACAAAGGCGTTTTGGTAAGTATTGTTGATATTGTTTTGGGCAGCCGTTTGTCCCGGTAAGCTGTAATTGTAATACCTGTCCCTTAAAATCCTTGCGTTGTCGATAGCTTGGTTATTCATCTGGTAACCGGGATTGTAAGGATTGATTTGGGCGGCTACCTTTCTTTGGTTAGCTCCGCTAAAAAACTTAAATATGGACGGTGCTAACCCGGCTATCGTACCTACACCTGCCCCTATCAGCGAACCCCACGGCCCAAAAGCTGTCCCTGCGGCAGCACCGGAACCCGCATTTTTGGCGACACTATTCCAATTTACGGAGTTGTCGTTTATTTTTGCCCAATCTATGCTATCTGCCATATTACAAATATATTATTTTAATCATCTATTTGCTGTGTAACTAAAATTCTGACCCATCGTGGACACATCAATACTTACCAATCTTATTTCCGATATACTATTGTTGGTTAAGGTCACTTCCAATAGCTTTCCCTGCAACGGTGCGCCGCTAAATAATGCCTGCACCACGTCATTAAATCTTGGGTCGGTCATATCCCTTAATAAATCAGCGAACCAATCCCCCTGCAAGTTCCTGAAATTATTAGGCTGTAACCGCGACTGCTGACCGTTTGGCTTGCCGTCATACGGTGGTACGCTTATATCTCCCTGATTAACTGCTCCCCATACCGAATTAGACTGAACCCTCATAGAATAAAAGTTCTTAACCATATCGGGGTCTAAGTTGATATAAAAAGTGACTACCGATGGATATTGAACGCCAAAAAAATTATTGAAAAGCGTACTATTATCCGCAAGCCACGGCGAACCGTTTTTAAACTGGAATAGCTTATCGCTGTATCTTAAATACATTTCCGCTTCGTGCGAACGATTGCCGCTCCATTGTTTAAACCTTTCGTTGAACACCACCGTCTGCCCGTTATCGGGATTGAGCAGATGTTCTGCTATCACAACCTGACTGATACTAAGTTGTCCGTCTGAATAAAACTGAAATGAATCTGTGCCATCCCATGTAAAAGTTTGGCTTACTGGCCCATTCGCTGTTTGAGAAATGCCGTTTTGTGAGCCTAATATGCTATATACTTGACCTGAAACATAATTGCTGATTAAATAGGATACATCATATTGCTCCCCGGCGACCATACCCAACTGCAATAAACTTTCTCCATAAATCAAATAGCCGGGATTACACGGGAAATGGACAGCTATACTTTGCTGTAACTGCCACCCGCTATCGGCGAAATCCTGCTCCGGGTCTACGTAGGCTACCTGCCCTGCTATGATTGTTACCAGTCCCATTTATATACCGCCACTTGCTCCTGATGCCCCTATCGGGCATGATGTTATATTGTAAATCGGTGGAACATACCAGTTATTTTGCACCCTATCGGTCAATAAAGTCCATGTTCCTAAAATATTTTTATATAATGTATCAGCGGGCTGATTATACCAAATATCGTTTGGAGAACCGCCGCTTGGTGTAACATTTGCATAAACATTATAAGTAATACTTGTGCCATCAGGGACAATCGCCTGTGGGCTTATCATAGCTATATTGGGCATAATAAGTCCGTCAAGTGAGCTATCGTCAAGATAAATCCCTTCAAGAATAGTCCAATATTGATAACCGTTATTAACTAATGGCATAATAAATTAATTTAAAAAGCATCAAGTTCTACAATTATAGGTGTATGAACTAAGTATTGTGTTATTGTCAAGCCTGAACTTGGAATAGAATAAGGTGTTACAACACCATTTGATGATATTCTTAAAATTCCAGTCCCGCCGTCTGTGCTTGCAAATATTTTAACGTTTATAGTATAACTCCCGACTAAAATACTATCCGAACTGCTCCATCCCGGCGTAACATTGGTCTTGCTAAATACAGTAGTTGACCCCTGAAACGCCTTTACATAAGCCATTGTAAAATCAGTAGTTGTATTATTTATATTAATAGTGGAATACGTTGGCGGTGGCGGTGGAGTCGTAGTTAATTCACAAGCCGCCGAAGATGCCCTTGTCCTGTATCCTTTCGGCCTGTTAGCGGGTTCAACTACTGTAATACAGCAATTTTTAACAGCACTAAACCCACCACCTGATAATTGCAGTTTATAGGTAAACCCGTCTGAACCCACAAATCCACTATTCATGGTTACCACAAAATTGCCACTTACGGGGTCATAAACCACATTGCCATTCGCGGGTTGCGTTACCACAACGCCTGTTGCGCCTGTTATGACACCATCATCCGTTATCCATGTATTAGCTGTAAAATCATTGCCATATAAAACCGGGATATAAGGTAGGATTGTCCACAATATTTCGCTGTTCTTGCGGTCTACGCCTGAATACAGCCTTAATTTAAACCTGTCAACTATCTGCAATAACTGACGGGTTGCAGTGTCAAACTGATATATGGTAGAAATAGCATCCTGCCCATCACCACCAATCCTCAAAAAAACACCTGAATTTGGCGATGCATGATACTGCATAGTGCCGTTCGATGTCCAGCTTTCAGGATTATTGCCTATACCACCCTCCCATGCCAAGTACTGCATCTCGTTAAGCAAAAATTCCGTAGCGGCCAATAAGGTATTTCCCTGCGCGTCTGTCGTTAACGTGTGGTTGATAGGAACCCATGCATCCCTCAACTGCTTAAATGCCCACATCCTTGACTCCCTGTACTTGGTAAGCATAATATCGCCATAGGGGTCATCAAAATCCTTCCTGTCGGCATTATCGAAGTCATTCAGCCCGTTTATGGAACTATCCTGAATATAATTGTTAGAAAACCGCACCCTGCTGCCAAAATGCTTCGCACCTATCCCGGTGTCCTGCGGGTAAACCCTGCCAATATCATGCAGGTCTGAATAATAAAAATCAGAGAAATTAGGGTCTACGGCTTTGTACACGACCACTTCTGTTCCGGGGAAAATAGTGTTGGTAGGATATTCCCTGTTCCTGATATAAGCATCGCCGTTGATAATGGTCATTAGTCCCGGCAATAAATCGGTTTGGTTCTGCGTATTACAGCTATGATAGGCTTGCGATGTCCCCCAATTTAAAATGGGATATTTAATGCCAAAATCAAAGAAAAGCATATAATCCGGCGAAATATCAGATGCAGGTGGCTTATACAGTTCAATAATTGAATTGGGGACAATCGTAATCCCGTTGGGTTTTGAAATCCTTATTGTTCCGCGTCTGTCTATAAGCACATAATTCGAGTAGGATACTGGCGTAAGCGGATTTGTCGTATTATCACTTGCGATAGGCTGGTCTAAGGTATATTGGTTTGAACCTGTATTAACTGCTGTTATTAAACGCTCATTGCCGTTTATCTGTATATAAAACCCTGCCTGACTTGCCAAAACCTGAACGGTTACCGATACGATATTTGTTCCGTTTACCGTAACAAGGCCATTCATTTGTTGGCTTGTTTCCACATTGTAGCCCAATACCTCGCAATCATAAAATTTCGTATAAAGCGTTCCGGTTGTGGTATCGGAACAAATCGGGCGCAACCTGTCACCCCTTGCAAAATCATAAGCTAAAATAGAGTTCGGATGAAGCTCATTATAGGTTGGTAAACTACCTATCGTCAAATCAAGATATGTGCCTGCACCATCCTGCGGGTCAACTTCTATAACTTGCTGAATAAGCACCCAAATAAAAGTAGATGTGTCGGGTGTTCTTACCAAACGCCAGTATTTCGCCCATAATGGCGGTCGGTGATTGATGGTAATCGTATGAACAGGCTGTTGATAATCGCCATTTGAATTTAAACCTATCTCGGTGATAAAAGGTGTCCTTATAACGCACGTAGATGATGTATAAGCGTTGCTTTCCCTGCCATCATCATCAATGTATACAAAAGCATAATTTCTCGTTGTACCGTATTTAATGATGTTTATAGAAGTACCGTCATCTTTAAGAGTTTCATAGTTCACCGGGTTTACGCTGCCTGAAAAAACGGTCTGCGTTTCTTTCCACTTGCCCAAATAACCGTAATCAAAGGAATTGCTGCCATCGGCATTCTGCGTTTCATTGGTAATAGCCGCCGCATTGGAGGGATAACCACGACCTATAGACCTTAAAAAGTTTTTAATATTGGCTGCTACCGTTCCTGCGGTGTCGTTTGGCCCTGCTTTATATTCGTAATAATAGTTATCTGAACCACCCTTATGCGGGTCGATAAAAGGCACGTTATTTAATTTCTGCAAGATGCTCTGACCACCGTTCCTGCCATACACCCGGAAAATATTGCCTGCCTTTACATCAGCACCTATGGTAAACCTGTAAATAGGATTATAACGCACTATTTCCACGATAGCTATAATCAATCCTATTCTCCTCACTTTATCAACAGAAACCAAATCTACGGTAATAGACGGATTATTCAATTGATTCTGAACACCGGGGGGGATGTACAAATCCACCCACGATATATTTACCGAAGCATCTACCAAAACCTTGTCAAACCCTTCGGTAAAATTGCTGTAAGTAATGGCATTCTTAACAAAGGACTGACATAAAGGAACACGCGGCAATGCAGGGTTTATGCGATTTATTTTAGCCTGATCGGTGCTTGAATAGGAACCATCATTATAAAATACCCATGTATAAGTTGAGTTATCCGAAATATTCAGTTCATCTTTGTCCAGCACCTGACAAATAACAAAATCAGTACTTTGTATCTGATTGTCGGCATTTAACTGTGTATTATTGACCTTAACGGCTATTTGTATCTTTTTGACAAGCCTGCTCCCGGTCGCAACATTTACATTGATAGCGTTATTGGTATTAGTAATGTTACCCACACCGATATAGGTTTCACTGGTCGGCAGGGGCACTTTGCTCCAATCACTCCAATTGGAAAGCTCACCATCATCGTAAATGAATTGCAGTGTAAACTTAAAAAGGTTGGCGTAAAGATTATTGGCATTCCTTGTGGTATCGGTAAAATAAGCGCACGTAGGCGCAAATGGAGCCGTCTGCTTATAGGCGGTAATATATTCAGAGAGTACAGATAAGCCGTAGCCAAGCGGTGAACTGTCCAGCATTTTGGCAATGTTGAACTTTCGCGCCTTGTTTAGTCCATCTACCCAATAGATGAGGTTTTCAGCAACAATGTCTATATGAAGTATGGGGTAATTGGGGTCAAACGTAAGAATATCAATGTCATCACTCTGCGTGATTGACTGAAAAACGACCGACACCTGCTGATTGATGTCGCTGTACTGATATATAGTGTGGTAACCATTAGAATTGTAAACAAAAAAAAAGAACCGATTATTAGCCTCGTCTGCGTAAGAACCTATCGTTTGATTTGTCCCTGCGGGGAGCGAAGTAAAAACTAAAGTATTACCCCTGATATTTGTTATAACACCTATATTGCCAAAGCTGAATGCCCGGCAGTTGAGCATGTAACGCGCCCGGTTTTGGGGAATATATTCAGGTGCGCTATCTGTGTCTATACCGCCTTCAAACGTTTGCTTTCTATATTGTTTCGGTGGTATGTTCATTAGTAGTTTACGGTTGCAAAACCCATATCCTTGCCATCTTTGATATAACGCGGGAAATAAGTCTGTGAAGTTTTTGAGCCAAGCCACCCGTCAACAGGTGAAAGGTTTGGCATAAATTCATCTATTGTAGCAACGTCCGTTTTGGCTTTTCCTTTAGAAATAGCGTTCCACGCATCGTTACGGTATTTGTTGAACCATTGCTGAATAACGGGCACATCTTCATAATTTAAGGAAACGGTAGGGTTTTCGGTTTTATATTGTTCTAAAAGCTGCTTACCTAAATTGGTATCACGCGCATCAAGCATTTTATTGCCTGACATGCCTTTATTTTTCAGGTAGTCAATAAACCCGTTCCATTCCGTCTTTTTCTGTTCGGGGACGCTGTTTTGTACAGCCTTATATTTACCCATGTCAAAACTTGCCATTTTATTCTCCTAATACGTAAGCAAAAATTAAAGGGGCTACAATACTTGCATCGCTCTCCACAATGAACTTTGGCGTGCTGACGGCCAGTTTACCCCATGTTATCTTTTCATTCGGTACAGCACCGCTATATGAGCCATAAGATGTTGTTGAATCACTTATCTGACAGAAATAAGCCCAAACAGGCGTATCTTTCTCTTTCATCTCCTGCGACAGAAAAGGTACGACACAAATCGGGAAATCCCCCGCTATGCCGCCGCCAATCTGAAAAAAGCCTATCTTCTTGCCGTTCTTTTTATACCATTCCGCAAGCCACACAAAATAATCAATACCGCCTTTTACTATTTCACATTTGCACTCTTTGCGCATAACGCAAGCGGCAAACATATTTCCGGCACTTGAATCCTCCCATCCGGGTACAACAATAGGCAGGTTCTTTTCGGCGGCGGCCAGCATCCATGAGTTTTTGGGGTCAATTTCATATTGCTTTTTCATATCACCGCTTAAAAGCAGTTCATACATATATTCATGCGGGAATTTGGGTTCCTTAGACTCCTTCCACAGCTTTGACAGGTGTTCCTCCATCCACTTCATAGCTGAACTGTCGGGAATACAGGTATCGGTTACGCGGTTATATTTATCATCCAGCAAACTTTTTTCCTCTTTGGCATTCAAAGTGCGATAATCGGGCACTCTTTTATAGTGAGAGTGCGCCACCAGATTCATTATATCTTCTTCCAGATTAGCCCCGGTGCAACTGATGATTTGAACTTTATCCTGACGTATCATTTCAGCCAGCCAAATACCTAACTCTCCCGTGGACATCGCCCCGGCAAGCGTTATCATCATTTTACCGCCCTTGTCGATATGTTCAGCGTAAGCCTCTGATGCTTCGACCATCGTCATAGCATTAAAGTGCTTATAGGAATTGACCATAAAACTGCCGATAGCCCCTAACTTGCGTTTTGGCTTTTCAGGTTCCCCGATTTTACGTTCCTGCTGTAACCGTTTTATCTTTGTGATGTCCATTTAATGTACTGATGACCTGTAATGTTCTGCCATAGAATTGGCTATAAAAAGAGCTGTACGATATGAGTATAGTCTTTTTACCTTCGTGTACTCACGTTCATAAGCCAACCTGTTATATTGTGCCAAATTCAGGTTTTTACCCGCGTACCACTCGCTCAAAGCGTAGTATTTTAGCGCGTTCCACCACTCGGTAGGGACAAGCGTCAGCCCATCTATCTGTCCTGAACTCTGATATTCTATGACGATTTCTGCGTCAGGTGGCAGGAGGGAACCAATATATATTTCACCTTTACCACGGTCGATGTTGTAATATCCATTGCAGTTGTAAACGCCACCCCAACCATAAAGTTCACCAAGCCCTCCATTCCAATAATAGTTGTAAAATACATATTCGTTCCCCCAAAAGTTACCGTTCCAAATATCGCATAGTTGCCTTTCTGTTTCCTGTTGTGTCAGTAATTTCGGTTGTATGTCGTCATTCAGGCTTAACACCGCTATCCTGCCGTTATGCTTAATGCCCACTTTGGTTTCGTACACAAAGTCCTCCGGTAACTGTATCACGTTATCCACTTCCAAAACAGCCGTTTTTACACAAAAGTCCTGACCTATATACAGATTCATATCCCTGTAACCTGCCAATAACTTTCTTAAAATGGAAAACTTATAGCGTGAATTGGAATCGCCCAAATCTGCCGCTACGTCATCTGCAATTACTTCTATATTGGTTAACGCTTTGCTCATTTTTTATTTTACTACATTGACATCACTGCTATCTACTGTTTTATCTGCCGGGGTTTGTCTTTGTGCACTAAAATGCGCGATACAGATGTCCAAAAACTCCTGTTCCAAGCCTGCCTGTATCGGTAAATCATCGGTATCGGCAAAGTTTTCAGGCGCAACCAATATCACCACATTCACGCTCGTTGCAAGCGGCGATAAGTTCCATAACTGCGCTACCATACCTGTTCTCCTGTAAAACCGGATATTTGGAAACTGCGTCTTATAGAAGTTTATCATCGGCACTTCGCCATCATTTAAAGGGGTGTAGGTATTGCCGCAATTATCTATCACATATCTTATCCCCTGATTAGATGGCAATGGAACTACGGTCTTGGGAAAAGTTATGGTTCCTATCCCATTATTCTGCGTTATCGTACAAGTATATGTGCCGTAAAAACTGGAAGGGAAATCCCTGTCACCCTCTTGCTGCCTGTTAAGGTAATAAGCCTTTGAGGTGACTAAATTATAGGCAACAGGCAAATAAGCGCGTATATCGTCACGCAATACATCGCCGTCATCTGTTAATTGACCGCCATTGACCCTGATCGAAATCAGATCGACTGCTACTCCCTGCAACATTATGCTTGCCCTCCCGTTAATGTACTGCTGACATAGGCTTCTTTTGGAATACCTAACTGTGAATATTCGTAAATAATCTGGTCTTTACACTCAATACCGAGCATTTCAAGCATGGTGTATTGAAACAGGTTAAACAGCAAGGGTGACCATACTAAATCCGTCCCTGCCGTTGGTACAATATAATCATAATTCCAGCTTGATTCAGGTGTCAATATGATACTTGCTGTTGGTGGAACTTTACAGTACAGTATTTTTGACTGTATGGCTATCAAAGGCAACATTTGTATTGCGCCGTCCAAATAATAATAAACCGTCCGGTTTTTGCTTAAATCGGGTTTCCTCACAAAACTGGTAATATAAACCGGAACTTGGTTCAAAGCTATTTTTTGAGACAGGTAATAAACCCCGTTAATATTTACCCACATCGTTATCAGCCTGAAATAATCGCTTGGCGTTGAAACAATGCCAAAACTACTGGTAACGGTTTCCTGTGATACGATAAGCCCAAACAGCGCATCCTCTACTTTATTACTAATGTCGTAGTTATCGCAAAGGACGTTACATATCCTCGTCTGTGCGGTGGCTAAGTCCCTGTTGAACTCGTCTTGTGTCTGATAGCCTGTAGTTCCGGTTTTTGCCGTTTGCTGTACTTGGTTCCATAATGCTACTACGCTTATCATGCCCTAAAAATAAATAAAAAAACCCGCAAGTTTTTATACCTGCGGGAAACCATTAAAAACCTAAATCCACAAATTACTATGATGATGCTTCTGTTGTTTCGGGTGTGGTATCTTCAGTAGCAGGGGGCAACTCCGGTTCTCCTGTCGGCGGTACGGCTGCGGTATCAACAATTTGCAAGGTTGAACCGTCTGCCTTTAATGCCGCGTTAACCGCTTCAATATTAGCACTCTCAATAGCGTTCACAACGGCTGCATTTGCCAGTTCGCCGTTAATGCTGTCCAGTTGTGCCTGTTTTGCTGTAATATCGTCTTTATCTGCCTGTATTTCAGATGTTAGCTGTGCTGCTTGCGCTTCGAGTGCGGTAGTATCCATTTCCTGTTTATTTTGAATGACTAAAGATAAATACTTTTTTTGAGTTTTTTATACAGGCATTCCAATCTTATTTTTCATGTTCTGCTCAAACCACTCTTTTGCGCCTTCCTCATCCATACCGGCTTCTATTGCCTTTAAGAATGGTGATATTTTAGTGTTTGGTGGACGCTTCCCCCCGTTCATCCTTGTCAGGTATAATACCGCTTCGTTGAAGTTGGTTGGCAACGCACCGTTCTTGCCTATACTTTTCAGGTGTTCAGGCACTTCGGTCTGCCCCAACTTTTCCAACACTTTCTGCGCATTCTCATTAGCGGTCACTTCTGCTTGTAAATTGTTCAACTCGAAGATAAAGTCCTCCAAATGATTTTTGATGTGAACCTTTAACGCTTCCCTTGCATTGGCGGTCTGCTGCATAACATCGGTAATGGTCTGACCCTGCTTATCGCCTTTTGTCCAAGTCCAGCGTCTTACTGTACCTATCTGCTCCATGTGGAAGATGTCCTTATCGATAAAGTGTTCTATCTTGCCATCTATCATGGTTAGTTGCTGGTTCTTTTTCTCGATGTATAGCTTCGGATTCTTGGAAGCGTAGTCCATCAGTTCAGCCGTAATCTCTCTTTCGGACTTCATGTCGATTCCGGCTATTCCCAAGCCTTTAGCAAGGATAATTTGGTTCAACCCTGTAATCATCTTAGCATGTACCAAAGCCTCACCTAAAGCGTCCAGATCGCTTACTTTCTTATCTGCCCTTGCCTGATAGTCTACAAACTCAAAGGCTGCTTTAGTTCCTTTATGGAACGGGGAATGCTCGCTGTCGGGGTGCAAAGCTGCAAATACTGCCAAATCCAAATCCTCGGATAGCTGCATACCCTCCCCGTCAAAAATAACACGTGGTGGCTGATAATCCCACCCGTCCTTTTCTTTGGAGTACTTACGGGTAGCTGCATAGCGTATCTCCATAGGCATCTGCGTTTTCTTGTCCTCTATCCAAAAACGGGCAAGCCTGTTGTAGCCTGCGTTATAACGCTTTTTACCGCCGTTAATAGCATCAATAAATACCCTTTTACCCTCAAATTCAGGTCTTTTAACAACCTTTTTGTAAAATTCTTCTCCATCCCATTCCGGGGTAGTGAATTTCCTGCATAACTCCTGACGGCTGATTAGCGTGTCATCTATGTAAAGTCCCATTCTCTATAAGTTTAATTTCTTGTTTTGTTTGAAATATTTTCTCCTGAATAGCCAACCGTATAAACGCTTCTATCGAAGTCCCCTTGTTCTTTTTTAAGTCCACAAGAAAACTGAAATCTTCGTCATCTATATCAATCAACTTTTTCATTGCTCAAATATAGATATATGTTTTCATATATTTTTTCGGTAAAACAAAACGTTGAGAAATCGGTTATTAAATCATGCAAATCGTACCAATCTATATATGGTTATCTACGATAGTATTTACCATTATAACCATTTTACCCTTTACAGCACCAATATTTCAGTTCCATTGGGCTATAAGGGCTTTGTGTGCCGTTTTAATGATTATCGGTTGGGTAATTATCATCAAAAATTTTATCCATTAAAAAAGCCCCGAATCAATTAAGAAACTGGGCTTCGATGTAAATTATTCGAGATAACGACCGCTTATACCGTTATCTTCATAAAACTGTTTCAAATCATTAAAAGCTTCTTCTTCGGTTTTAAAGCCAAATCTACGTTCATGTTTTCCTTTGAAAAATATAGCCCACCGCCAAGTAACGCAAGTTCTATTTTTTCTCATAGAAACACCTTTAAACCTGCTGCTTTTATTTTTTCTTGAAGCCAATTGTCCATGCAGTGTATTCTCATGATGCGTAGACCATTCAAGATTAGTGTAATGGCAATTATTTCTGTTACCATCCAAATGATTAACCTCTGGTTTACTTTCGGGATTTGGTACAAAATACATAGCAACTAATCTATGTATGGGAAATATTTTTTCATTGCCATTTTTATCAAAAAGTCTCACTTTGATATATCGTGATGACTTAGTAACTTTGGCATTAGGACTCAGTATCCTATGCAACTTAAACTTTGTGGACTTAACCCGCCCACAATTACTGATTTCGTACAGCCCAACGTACCCTGCGATAGACTTCCATTCTTCGCCGGGTAAATTTTCAATTAATTTCATAATAAAAAAACCTGTAAGCTTTAAATGCCTACAGGTTTTAAATATATGTAATGTTTCCTAATAAATCAAATTTATTTTTTATTTATAGCGTCATTGACTCAGGGTGGCCTAAAATAAACGAGGAACCCAAAGCAAAATGTGGGGCAATCTCAGACCTCAAGAACAACAACTGAACGTCATCTGCTATTGATTTGGAGAAAATTGCTTTCATCTCACCTGCGCTTGTGATAGCGCGCCCATTGCCTGCACCCCCAATCATCCATACTTCGTTCTCACGGCTATAACCGTCTGTGCCACGATATTCGTAACCAACATAAGGCACACCCTGTGCGTCTGAATCGGATGCTTTACCGAAAGGTGAAGCGATGAACACGTCCTTGTAGCCTACTGCGCCTGCTCCTTGAGCATTAGAAAATTCTTCTGCCTTAGTTTGCAGGAAAGTGAAGTTGCCTACGCGGAATCCGTCGATACCCAAATTAATGAACATGCCCTCGGTATCGAAGCCGTTATCGAGCGATTTAGCGCGTGTGATAGCATCTCCCATGTACCTGTCAGAAACACCTGCTACCCAAGAGTAGTTGATGATGTCGGCGAAATACTTTTGGAAGGCGATATTTACGTTATATCCCTCGAACAGCATGATTTCCGAAGTGGTCACGCGGATGTCGTTGTAATAACCCGAAATAGCAAACAGGTCGTCAATGGTCAGATTGTTAGGGTCATAAGCAAAGTCATAGCCCCATTTCCTTGCAAAGTCTACCAAGCCTTCTGTGCCCTGTATAGGTGCTGTTCCGGTGTAAGTAGATGTGCCTGTCCAGTTTGTCGCCTGTGAACCGAACATGAAGATATTGCCTTTCTGCATTTCGTGGCGCATTTCTTCATCCTTAACACCTTCCAAGTAAAGCAGGTTGCTTCCGGGAACTGGCTGAAAACGAACCTCGGTGGTCATGTTCGTACCTGTTACCAAGTTGGTTTCCTTGCAAATCGCAAAGGTGTTTTGGTATTTGTATTGCAGCAAGCGCAGGCTGTCAGGTTGCGCTGTACCTTCCGCAAACATGGTCGATACGTAGAACAGTTTTGTTCCCGTGGTAATATCGGCCAATGCGGTTGCGCCTGTGTTTACCTGTACGGTGATATAGTGCAAAGCAGGGTTGGTGGTAGTGTCTTTGGCGGTTACCAGATACTTGTTACCGTTACCTATTCCCCAAACCTCACCCGGACGCGGACGTGAATAATATACGGTTGCCCCGGCGTAGTTGACTTCCTGATCCATCTGGTCTGATGTCAGCGCAAACTGGATCGTGTTGCCTGATGGGTTGGAGATTATCGAACCTACGATCATCACCATGTTGGGACGTGGCTTTTCGTAGTGTTGTGTAACCGGGCCTTGTACGGCGCGGCTCATGTTCAGTCTTCCGAATTTAAAAGCCCTGATTTTTGCTAAGGTCGAAACAGGGTAGCCTGCCTGCTTAAAGTAGGTAGGCAAGATTTGGGGGTTATCGGCTAATAGCGCAGACCCCAAAATAAAGACATCACCATAACCGCCATCGACCGCGGTTGGCGGGTTAATTCCGGTGTTTACATTACCCTTTTCTAATTGAGGGTTTAATCCTTGATATGGCATTTTTTTAAAGTTTTAAAAGTTGTTGACTAATTTGGGTTAACTTTTAAAACAACCTTAGTTTGTTGGCATTCCTGCTATTCTCCTTTCAAAGTCATAACGTGCTTTGTCAAGATTTTCTGTCGGTGTATGCACTTCGGCACTCTTAGGTAAGCCTGATTTATTTTCATATTTGTTTACAGCTTTCTCCCATGCGTTGGCGTATGCCTGCTCGTATATTTTTTGAGCGACCTGCGGAAAATTCTGGTCAAGGTAATTGGCGTTTATAGCCCTGAATGCCTGTCCTATCGTTTCCTGATTGATTTGGGTCATGCCATCGCTGAAATAGTCGAACAATAAATTGCCCATGTTCTTTTTAAAGTCGTCCGGGTAATCAAAAGCCATCTTGAACTCATCGCCGTCCTTTATTTTGAACGTGAGTTCGCCCATGCCTTTCAGTTCCTTTGTGATTTGAGGGACTGTCTGTTTAACATAATCGTCGTGCTGCTTTTGCGCAGCTTGCTGCTGTAAAAGAACTTCTTCGGTTGCTACGGCTTTCGGCGTTGACATATCCGTTTTATAGTCATTCAACGCTTTCTTATCCTGCTCTGCCGATATGCGCAAACGTTCTTCCATTATCTTGCGTTCGGGGCTGTCTGCCTCGTAGTCGTCAAGCGGGAAGTCCTGCGCCAACTGCAATTTGGCAATATCCTCTTTCCACCCGTCTACCAACACCATTTTGGCTAATTTGGCATCAAGTGGGTTTAAGTCGTTTATATTGCCAACGCGGTTAATCTTATGAAAATTATCAATTTGCTCCTGTGAAGCTCCCGAAGCTAAGAGTTCGTTTATCTTTTTAGCGTACTGGTTAACAAAGGGGTCTTTTTCTGCCTTTTCTTTGAGGCTGTCCCTCTCCCTTATCACCTCATCGTAACTGCTGAATTTAGGTAAATTACTCTTAAACTCATCGGTTGTCTTAAATATACCACCGGACGCTTCCGCTATGAACTTGTCAAAGTCGGGTGCTTCGGTGGTAGGTGCTGCGGTCTCTGCCGCCGCTACTGGCTCTTGATTACCAGTTGGCGTTTCTGTAGCCTGAACCATCTCGGTTGCTGGCGTTGCTTCGGTCTGAACGGGTGGTGCAGGGTCAACCATCTCGGTTGCCTGCTTACTATTTAGTTCAGCCTCTTTTGTCAGAATGCCTATTAACTGTTGGTCTACTGAATCCATATTGCAATTATAAGTTATTTTATCTGATATTTTTTTATGCTACCTGTTGAGTGGGTTGTTGCGGTGGGTTTCCTTGTGCCTCACCCATTGTTTCCGGTGGCGTTACCGGGGGTGGGTTTAATATCTGCTGTATCTTTTGGTTGTTTTCCTCTACTTGTTGCCCTACCTGTTCACCGCTAATGGGCTGCTCTGCCTTGTTCTTACCTTTCATGTATTCTGCCATTAAGGTCTTATTCTCGGCAAAGTAACCTTTCAGTAATTGTGTTATCGCTTCGTTATGACCATCCAATTGCGCTTTGGTAACGATATTGGCTTGGTCTCCCTGCTGCTTCATCTGTGCCGATTGCTGTTGCAATTGTGCGTTGTTCTGGTAATCCTGCTGTTTCTGCTGTGCCATCATAGCTGTTTTCTTCTGCTGTATTTGCGCCATGACGTACATGGCTTCGCGGATATTACCCGATAAGATACGGTCGTAAATGAACATAAACTCGGCAGGATTTAAGCCCTGCTGACCACCAGACTGGTCGCCCAACGCCTTTTGCTGCGTGATAGAAGCCAACAGTTCTTTCTTCTGCTCATCATTGATACCTAACTGTATGTCGATATTAAATTCAGCATTAGAGAAGTCTTTACCGATTTCCAGTATTTTCATAGACTTTACGCCCAATGGAGAGAACCCTATCTTCATACCGTGGTCTGATGCTACTATCTGCCATTTCTTGACAATATCGTCAAAAGCGTTCCTAAAAAGGTAACTATATGAATTAAATGTCGGATAAAGTGCGGCGTTAGAAGCTGCCATTGATAGTTGCGTCTTACCTAACCCGTCATATTGTTGAGGTGTGGAACCGTCTGTCCCTTGCGGGATACCTAAAACCTCGCGTATCTCGTTGACCTTTTCGGCTATAATATTGCCGTAAGTCTGCAAAACACCGATTATTTTTGTTATATCCAAAAACTCTATGGGCTTTTGACCGCCTGCCATATAAAGCGGTTTTCCCTGATCGTCAAGACCGTTATAGTACAAAATACCCCTTTCCTGCAATACCGTTAAAATATCTTCGGGTTGTTGCTTTTTACCGTTCAGGAATACGTTTTCTATCAGGTCTTTTTGAATGGCTATACCCGGTGCTGCGGGGACGGTGGCAAGCGTATTACGCTGTTTAATGATAGCTAAGTCAATATCGTCTATCAGCGCGATACAGCGTTCCACCAAAGAGGCATTGCCTGTCTTAACAAAGAAAAAGTCCAGTTTGGGAACCTTGTTACCATCAGGGCCATAGTACACTACATCCTGACACACGCCGTAATTTAAAAACAGGTCTGTGCCTATCACCCACTGCGCTTCGTATTTTCTGATAACATTTTTGCGAATAACCTCATCACCGTTTTTCTTGCTCTTATCGTCCTGATTAAAGTAAAATGGTATTTCTTTGTAAAAAACAGAACCGTCTGAACGCTGATTTTTCAAGTTGGTTTCAATATCGGCTGACAGCCATTGCGCATCAAGTACCATTATCCTTACCCTGCTGATAGGGTCAAGGTCGATGACATTCGGTGCGTTAAAGCGATTATTGGCTAAGAATAAGGTTGATGCGGTATTAAAGTTAAATCCCTGATTATACCATTGAAAACTTTCCGCTAAATACAAAAGGTCGTTTGCTGAAAGATTAGGGTTTTCTTTCCAAGCATCCGCAATCGTCATTATCCTGATTTCCGCTGCTCTCGTATTATCGGAAAAGTCATTTATCTCTGAATAAGGGATAATACACCTGTCAATCCAGCATTTGCGTATTTTAGGAAGTTTGGTTGACTTTTCTATGTAGGTTTTCCATCCGGTAAGACCAACGGTTATCAGGTCATCAAAAGTAGCATCCTGCGTCACCTTATAATTGGAAACCATTTTTGTCTTTTGGCAGGCTGCAACACAAGCTATTTCCCTTTGCGTAGAATAACCGCCAGTTTCAAAATAAAGGTCAACATCGTTTTGCGATTGAATGCCCATCGCCTTTGGGTTCATATTTTGCGGCAGTTTATGACCTGTCGCTTGCAGAAACGCCTGTGTAGCAGGGTGAATAAGGTATTTAAGCATCTCCCGGTCTGCCTCTTTAGTGGCTAAGCTATCCTCATCTATACAGGTTACGTCAACATCATACTCCGTTTGCATGTTGCGCTGACGGATAATGTCAAACATTTTTGACATCAGGTAATAGGTATCCCACGAAATGTTCATTTTGGTGGGATAAGTGCCATCCGGCTGACGCTTTTTTGCGCCTATGACCGTATCTTTAAGTTTATTGGAAGATTGCTGACCTGTGGCATAAGCCCTTAAAGTGGCAAATGAACGTTTCTGACCGAACTCGAAAGGGATATAACAATAGTTATTAACAAAATCCGCAATTAGACTTTCGCAAACATTTTGATACCATTGCTTCTGCTGTTTTAATGCAGGGTCAATATTATCAGATGGTGTAGGATACTGATACCGTTTACCCTTATAGTCCTCAAGTTTTTTATATTCTCTTGCCATTTAACGGTAAAGATAATAAGTTATCACACATAATTTTTAGACGTACTGCTCGTAAAAATGAACCACGGTCGTATCTTCCTGCGGTGGTCTTGTATATCTTGAGCGCGGGATTGATGCACTGTAATAAGCCCACCCTGTCGAAACACCCAAATCCTTCTTCCCCCTATTAGCATAATTCATGGATAAAAGCTGTTCCAACAAATCAACATGATCTATAGTGTTCCACCATTTGCAGCTTAAAGTAGTTAGAAAAGAAAAATAAGCGTCAATATTCCCTTCCGTTGCTGAAACACCCTCACGTTCCTCCTGTCCACGGTAGTTTTTGTAACTGGTAGGACGTTCCATTTTATAAAGTTCATAACCCCTTAACGAAAGATAGGTAAATAAAGCGGCTGACTTATTTTTTTCTACTAAGCAATCCGTACCGAAATAAACCATTGTTAATATCCAGTCCTCAAAATATTCATTCGGGTCACCGCTTGTTGTCGCCCGGTCAAAAAGATAAGTACAAACAACCCTGTTAGTAATAAAATTAGCCCCACCGTCAACAGGGTCACCGATTACTATTCCTCTTGACGGGTCATCAAACTGGTAATATCGGTCAGGCGAACCGTCTATAAACTCATTTAAGCGCGCCAAAACCGTTATAGCACCCTTTGATGGGTCATCATCCAGTACCGTTTTTTGATCGATAGGGTCAGTTGCAGAACAGAACACATGCGTATTAGCGGGTTTTGGTGAGATAATACCCCTGACCTTTGCATTTGGTTCTACACCAAAATCTTTAGGGTGCTTAGAAATAAGCCATTTTCCCTTTGGATTAGGCTCCCAAACAACTACCGTATCTTTAACGCCGTCTTTCCATTTAAGGTTTCCGCGCACCGTTAGACTTTTTGGTGCTTCATTGCAAACATAAAAATAACGCGCTTCGAGTTTCAATACATCGAACTGCGAATTATCATTTGCACCTTTAAATACATCGTCAATAGTTAAACAGTTCTTCCTTCGGTAACTTATAACACCCTTAATATCCCCTTTTTCCATTAGGATTTTGATGGTACTGTTTATTTCTTCAAGCGTCTTTTCTTTTAAAGGGAACCCCCATCTGTCAACATCACCCCTGTCAATAGCATTCCTGAATATCCTGTAAAGCCCGTTGGCTGTTTTCCCATCAATGGTACGCGCTGACGGGTCTGCCTGCGTCCATATTTTCAAAGCCCATGCCAGACAATCGGGTGTTATTTCTTCCACCGTAGATGTAAGCAATAGAAAACCCATCTTTTTATTCAGTATTTTACTGTATGAGGCTTCGCGCATTACCCTTATCCATTCAACAGGGTCAAGTTTACCATCCGATTTACCAAACTCATCTAAATAAGCCCTGCCTACCGTTGCACCGTCAAACTCATTTGCTTTAGATGGGCCGAAATAGAATTGTGAATTTATTTCCGGATATTCATAATCTTCGGATGACGAACGGTTAACCATTTCCCCGGCTTTTATCTTTTCACGGATAGAAGCATGTGTTTGATGCTGTGCAGGATAACTAAGGTTAAGTCCTTTTTTGGGGTCTTCCGTTCCCTGATTTAAAGGGCGGAAATAATAAATCATTTTCTTATGCCCATGAACCAAACGGATATAAGTTTTCTTAGCATGTCCCTCGTTGATGCAGGATTGAATGGTATTTATCGTACCCCTCACGCGACTACCGTAATCCCACATAATTAGTATAATATTTTCAGTATCACCAATTTGTCTACATTTAAAGTCACAAATACCATCGCATTTCGGGTCATACAGGGCAAAAAGAAAAAAGTTAAAAAACTCCCAATCTGAAAATTTATAAATGAACTCATTACCTGTAATAGAAGTCCAATGGTTCATTTTCATCCATAATAGACCGGGTATATAAGTTTTTTTACCTTTAATGAAAAACCAAACTCCATGCCTGCGCCTGTTCCACTCGGAATCTATAAAAGCATCAATATCTTCCTGCGACCACCCATCTTTCATATTGGGACTTAAAACCTGTTTAGGTATTAAAGTTCTGCGAAATATTTGCTCATGTTCGGGCAAGCCAAAATTAACGCAATGGCTGTCAGGTGGTGCAGCGGGTAATGGGATTTTATATTCGTAAATATCAACAATTTCGGAAGTTTCATCCCAATGCAGGTTATAGTAAGGCATACCTTGCATATCGATATACTTATCGTCACGACTAATCCTTTTCTTCCAATTAATCATATATAAGTATTGCTTTCAGCGTATTTTTCAGCATAGGTTATTATCCGTCTGCTTTTCATCAAATTTATCGCCCTTGCCGCCCTGCTGTCAGGGAAAATTTTTGCTTCAAGGTTTTTAAGGTCTGTACCTATTTTTTTTAAATGATTCTGAACCTTTACTCGCCTGTCAACATAATCGTCAATATTTTCATCACTATTTCTTTTTCGGTGTGATTCAACGACAAGCACATCATAGGTCTGCTTTGTAGTTTGGTATTCAGTCCAGTCTATATCGTGACAGAAACGCAAATAAGCTGAAAGACATTCTAAAACATCATCATTCTCATAAATAAGAACTTCATGGAAAAATTTTTTATCCTTTTCGGTTTTTAATGGAATTTCTATAAACTCAAAAAGCGAATTAAGCATAAGTTCCCTGTCCTTGATTCGAACAAAAGGACTATCCGGGTCGGAAGATGCACTGGCAATTTTAATATAAACATCATCTTTGCAATCCCTAAATTCCTCAAAAGCCGTTAATTGCGGAAAAAAATCCAGTAACGGTGTTCCTTTAGGGCATTTGGTAAAATCAATAGCGCATTTAGACAGATCGTAACTCATTCCACCTTTCCATAAATATCTTTCCGCTGTATGCGTAAAAGTCTTTTCTCGTCAAATATACGATGTAAACCAAACTCTAATTCTTTGGCATATCGCGGGTCGTAAATTATTCTTTCGGCTATTTGGTTGCCGTCCCTTATTCCACGAAGCTCCAGATATGCTTTTACCCGTGTGCCGCAATAGCGAACTTTAGCATAGGCATGACTGCGTGTTTTATGGTCTTTTACGTGCAACTGCTTGATAAATCCTTCGGTGTCTGCTTCCTGAACTTCATTCTCCACCAAAACATTACCGTTGAGCATAATTACTTCATTATCTCTTTTTGCCAGTATCAGGTCATCGTATTTTACCATCATCATTGTTCCCTGTGAGGTAGGAACCCACCGTCCGTAGGTGTCAGCCATCATGTGCGCCATATACTCGAAATAAACCCTGTCCCCAACTTCGACCTCAACTTCGGTATCAAAGCGCACCGAATCAAGCCTAAGGCTGTCTATTTCGCGCTGTACCGATGGTTCCCTTGTGGTGTTGGTGTCCCGGCGCGGCATGTGCCTGTCCTGTAATTCCCAAATCTTATAACCGTTAAAAACGAGTTTTTCAGGAACCTGATAAACAATACCGCTTATAGAAATATGTTGCTGTTTAGCAGATATTTCGTTTTGTTTTTCATCCTTATAAACCAACGGTGCTAAAATACCCGTTTCCTTGCCTTCCATTTGGTAAGTTTCAAAATCTTCGTCAGGCTTGACTAAAACGTAGTTATGCGGTATGCGCAACTTATTCGGGTCAATCATAATAACTTCATAATTTGGCCGTGCCTTTGCTGGTTAACTTTTGAAAGCAACAAGTTTTCTTTGATGTATGCCCATGCTTTTTCATTTTCCTCCTCCAATTCTTTCAGGGTATCGGGAAACTGTTTTATGGTCGCCAAATCAATATCCAAATTTTCTATCGGAAAAATTGATTCGTGGCTAAATTCAGACAGTTCAGTATTGCCATAAAGCACACCACCCGCATAAGTGATTTCAAGCCAACTGATATTTGATTTGCAACGGTTAAATTCATTGTTTACCAATGGAAATATAAGAATATTCGGGTTATAATCCAACAGTGCATTGAAATATTGCAAGGTATCAGATGCTCCGCGCCTTAAATAATTGTTTTTGCATCTCATTTCGAGGTACGTAAACGACCAACCCCAGAAGTTAAAAGTCCAGTCGGTATTTTTATTGATTACACGGATGAGATCATCTGCGTTTTCATAAACATCCATTTCATGCGTACTCCCACCTCTCCAAAGGCAATAACGGGTATCATGATTAAATTTCAGCTTTTTTTCTTCCGGGAAAAGATAATTGTTCCAAGCGTTAGGAATTACAGTGATATTCTTGTTAAACTTCTCGTAAACCGATTTAATCATTTCAGTGGTAACCCAAATTTCATCCGACATTCTTAGGCATTTAAGGATATTGATGCGCATATCCTGATAAAACTGCCATGTAGGATTATCCATACCTACCGCGAAAAGATTGTCATCAAAATCTGTTATGACCTTTGCTCCCTTGTCTTTAGCCAACTGAATTATATTCACATGGTCTGGCGTACATGGTCGATGAATAAATAAAACATCAGCAAGTAATACCGTTGTCCAATTCCAGTCGGCAATACCAGAAGCGTTAATAATTTCATACTCATCACTGTTCAGATAATATAATGGCGCAGTGCGCCAAAAAGCCGTATTGTCATACTCTATCGGACTAAAACACAGTATTTTTTTCTTCATGTCTTTTAAATAAGTTTGGGAGTTAAGAATTTTTTAGCAACAAGAAATTACAAAGGACTACGCCCCTCCCAAACTGTTCCTTAAATATTTTGATTGATGGCATGGCCTTTTTACTCTTGTTGCTTCTTCAAATATAGCACGAAAAATAGTAGATTTTTTCAGCCTATCTTTAGGCAGTTAACAAAGTTTCCAACTTAGAAAAAAGTAACAGTTATGCCAAGCGTACAATGTACCATCATGCGCGGCCCCGGAAACAGCGCAAATACCCCCTATCCAGCGTCATACGTTGGCATAGTAGCAGGTTCAGTAATAGCAACTAAACCTTACGCGGGTAATCAACCGGGAGTAAACACAGTTCTTAAAGTGCGTTCTAACAACAGTCGTACCTTGAGGATTACAGATACTTACTACGTGAATGAAACAGAAGCTACTATTTGGAGTACACTCAAGTCTTAGGCTTGAATTGCCAGTGGTAGAATAATTTCAGGAAAAGGTATCCAAAGCTGCATAGGGTCAACAAACCTTATGCGGCTTTTTTGTTGGGGAACTATTAGCGGAACCACTACACATTCTTCCTGTGGCGGTCTTTTCATCCAAAAATTTAGAGCGGGGGGAGCCATATTCTTTATGGCATTGAAACACTCGGTAGGTGTATAACGCCTGTTATTGCGGTAGGTTACCGCGCATTGGTTACAGGTTTCTTCGTAGATGTGCATTGCAAGCTCAAACAGATAGATTTCCCTTTCATCCTCATTTTTCCAGTAAGGATGATGAAGCATCTCATCTATTGTGCCTGCTATGCTGCTCATTTACCTTTTACACGATTTAAACGTGGATTAGCTTTTTTTGCGGCACTTGATGCATTTCTACTGGCTTTTGCCACAATAGCCCCTGCTACTTTTTTAGAGTATCCCTCTTTTTGTACTTTAGCTTGCGCTCCTTTAAATCCGATGTGTTTTGTTGCCATGATAAGAATTTTCCTATAAATTTACTATGACTGATTGGACATTTCCAAATGATAGGGATAATAAATTTTTGGTGAGCTTATCTCTTTAAAGAAAACGTCCTGATTTTGCAGGATAAAATCTTCTTTATATTCTTCTCCTTTCCAGTGGCTTCTCACGAAATTATGCTGTTCTGCGCCCTCTTTATCCAAGTCCCATGAATAAATGAACTTTTCCCAACCGTTTACACTCACATACCAACTTGGTGTTAGCCCTGCCTGATGTATGCGCCATGAATAGCCCGCGTGTTCGTAACCATACTTTCCGTATTCTGAATTAATGTAACCAACCTTTTCAATGACTTTTCGGGTCAGGAACATCATACAACCCGTGCCTGTTTGATAAAGGGAAACAATGGGTGTCTTTTGAATAAGTTCATTATGGTTGGGTTTGCAAAGAACAAAATGCTCAATACCTGTCTTTTTATGGGCGTTTATAAAAAAGTCTGCCCATCCGTCTTTTATAGGGAAACAATCGTGGTCGAAAATGAAAATGCTTTCGCAGCCATCGGCATATAATTCTGAAATTAAATAATTTTTGTCGTTAGCAATCGTATTATGAACATCACAATTTATCAGCCTGCAATATGGTGGTCTTACTTTGTTCAGCCTGTCAAACCAGTTTTTATCGCCAGTAACACCAATTCCTATCTTTTCCATTTAGCTACCCTTTCCTGAATATCTTTTTCACCGTATAAAGCCCAATTAGCTTTGTCCTGTTCAATTATTTCTGCTTTGTTGGGTACAACATTGACCGATTGGCTACCGCCGTTATAGTGGTTGCAAATAAGTCCTGATTTGACTACGGTCTGATAGCCCAACCTACGCAACACAGTGTAAATAAATTCGTCACCATGCCAAAGTTTTACGTATTCGGGTATAGGGAACACAATTTCAACCATTTCCCGGCTTAAATGAATAAAAACTCCCGGTGTTCCCTCTGTCACTACAACATCTTCGATATGGCTTCCATCAGTTGGTACGCAGATTTGCTTTGGATTAAGTTTTTTACTCCAACCCGCTTGCATAATCAGATCAGAGTTCATAATGATAAGCGTTTCGTAACCGCTTTCTAAAAACGCTTCCATAATCTGATTCCAGCTTCTATTTACAAATTGGTTTTCCTCGTTGGTGATGACAAAAATATCTTCCCGTAAAAGCATCAACTTGGTTTCGTCATCGGAATTATTATCCACTACCAATACATCAGCTTCCGGCCAAACGCTGTCAATAGCCATTTCTGTTAATTTAGCATGGCCTATTGTGGGAATACCAACTAAACAGCGCATCGTTCAATTATTGTTAAGCCGTTGTTTGTAGGGATTTTAAAAATAACCCTAAAAGTTCCCTGCATTAAAAACGGTTCTAATGCAAACTTTAATCCGCGTCCGCAAGCAACGTCTGCCGGAATGCCTTCATAGGGAATTTCACCATTGATAAAATAAGTTTCTGTGTCGTGAAAACCAATATATTTCCTTACTTTACCTGAATGTCGTGCTAACTCCCGTTCAAGCTGTGTGGCTGTATGGAATGTGTCTATGAATAAAAAGTCAGTTTCCTCAATGTCTGCTTTTAAAACATCTTGCTGTATAAACTCAAAATTAACACCACATTCTTTGGCTAATTTTTCAGCTTCATCAACAGCCTCCCAACGCGAAATATCATAACTAATTAACTTTTTAGGATTAGCCGCTAAAAAAGCATACGTTGATGTGGGATTTCTAACACCCATTTCAGTGATATGTTCACATTCTTTGGCATATTGGTACAGATAGGGCAATAATTCATGAATATCGCTCGGTTGTGCGCATTTTTCGTCGTATTTGTCCAGTATAGGTTGTAGTTTATTCATGATTAAAAATAAAGTTATCAATATCTTCGCTTAAAAGTAAATGTGCGTTTTTTAAAATTCTTTCATCATCCCAATTCCACCATGCTATTTTTAGCAATGAGTTTATCGTATGACGCGGGAAACGTAGCCATGTTTTATGACCTGCTTTTACCGTAAATGGCTCCAAATCTTTTGTTACTACGGTATTCATTCCGATTACACAACCATCACCTATCGTCACTCCGCTTGCAATCATAGCGTTTTCACAAATCCAGCAATCAGAACCCACGCAGATGTCGCCGTTCATCTTAATGTTTGATGGCAACTCATTCCAAATCTTTTTTAAAGGGAACGTGGTTACCATTTTGTAATTATGATTAAAACCAGAATCCCAAATTACGCCTGTTGCTATTGACGAAAAGTTGCCGACAATGACCTTATTCATATTCCCCCTGAATATTGGGTCACAAGCATAGCTATGTCTGCCCAACTCAATCATATTGCGTCATTATTTGTTTAACCTGATTAGGCGTTAAATACTTATCTATCGCATGGTAACCAAGTGAACCAAGCGAAAAACAAGCTTCAACAGAAAAATTTTTGCATACTTCTCGTGGTGCTAAGTTCATCCCAAACTGCTTCATAGCGTTACCGTAGAAGACATCTTCATTGCCGTATATCGATGGATTGTATGGTGATTTATTAATAATTTCAAGCATAGCATCGCGTTTTCTCAAACTCAAACCCCCGTTACCACCATGTTCCTGCCAACTCCACGATGCGCCAACATAATCCCATTCCAAAAAATCCTCTATCCCGTTGCGTAAAAGCCCTGAATCTGCCTGAAAAATTAAAACTACATCGGTCATGCTTTCCCAAAAATGTTTTGAGGTCATAAACAGGTTATAGTCATGTATGGAGTAAATCGGTGGCGTTAAATGAACAATAGCCCAATCGGATGGCAGGAATTTAGCGTGACGATCAATAGCGTCTCCAATTGGTCTGTTATCGATAATTACAGCACTTTTCGTACTCATGGTATCACGTCTAAATTGTAATAGGGGTGCTGTTTAAGACTTTCCGGTAAAGTTATTTTATCAAAAAATATGGGAACCCAAATGCCGAAAGCGACAAGATGAACGCCGTTTTCTATTTCCATTCCCGGCTCCCATTTCATGTAAATGTCTGAAAACCAGTTAGTTCTGATTTCATCTTTATGACCGTGAACCAATAATTTATACTTAATTAGTTCACTATCCTGCGCTGTTGAAAAATGATAAACCTTACAAGGGACAACGCCCTCTCCGGCAGGATTGTGTAAATTGATAAATCTTATTGGCGTAAACCCATCATAACACGCCCAATTGAATGATTTCCAAAAATTGATAAAGCCAGCAAAACCAATATACCGTTTATCAGATTTCATCGCTAAATCAATCGCATTTGGTAAATCATTTTGGTCAAAAACTTCGTCCGCGTCAAAAGCTAAAATACCATCATAGCCATCAGTAAAATTATAAATGTAAGCTCTGTGGTCACCCTCTGTGCCTACGGCTATTTTATACCATTCTACTTTTGGCGAGGCATTTACAGCTATATCATGTAATTCCTGCTCACTGTCCGGGCAATGCGTGTGCGTCCCGAAACCATAACTTGGTTCTGCTGAATAAAGTATGATAATGCGCTCTACAAATGGTTCAACGCTTTGGATGGCCTCTTTAAGAAATGGTTTTCCGTAGTGACAAGGACAATATGCAATCAATTTAGCGTTGTTCATATAGTTGTCGTATTTGCTGTGCCATTTTTGTAAAAGTGTGGTTTTCTTTTGCGAGTTCATTTATCCTTTTTCCAAAAGTTTTAGCTAAATCAAAATATTTTAATGCGAAATCTATTTGTTCTTTTAACATTTGAAAATTTTCCCATAGCCATATATTATTTCCGTTTTCAAAATCTTCTCTAACAGATTGATAATCATGACTAATAATACAAAGTCCACATCCGGCCATCCTAAACATTCGGTCTGACGTATAACGCTCGTAATCGAAATGGGATAGGTTTATGCCAATCTTTGCACCCCGGTAAATACATGCCTCCCCGTGTTGATTACCCATGTAATTTCCGTTAGCTAAATCCCCCCAACCACTTCCGTAAAGACCAAACCTGTTACCATAGGTACTTCTAAGAAACTGAACCATTTCTTTCCGGTACTGGCTCAATGGAAAGCCACCGCAGTTATTGCCCATGAAAACTATTTCAGGTGCATCGTATTTTTCGCCGTCAGATTTATAGATTTCAGGGTCATAGCCTATTTGAAGGAAAGATGATTTAAATCCCAAAGCCCTCATTGTCCTGACATCTTCCATATTGGAAAAGCAGGTCAGGTCACAACCCCAATGCGCCATTTCGATATAAAAATCCGGCAACGGACTACGAACGTCACCGCTCCAATGTATGATAAATGCATTAGTTGCCTTTATATCCTCTATTGTGGATTTTAAAAGACCTTTAGCCTGTATTTGAATAAATACTACATCCGGCTTAAAATAACTCAATACAGAGCTTATATTGTCGTTTAAATCGGGTAAGCTGACCGCTATCTCCCTGTATTCATCACAAATACCTTTCATGGCTTTGGTGAACCCATTATCGCTTCCATCAGCGTTTACCATGCAGGATATGTTGAGTAGCTTCATTTATTCAAATGGGTTAAAAGATAGATAGCTTCCAAAATTACCAGCATAAAGATTACAGCACCCTCATTATCGTTAAGCCAATCAATCAACTTTTTCATAACTTCCCCTTCCTTTACTGTGCTTTCTTTCCTTTTCTACTACGCTTATTTCCCGCACATCTTTCACTTCATCGATAATAGCGCGTATGGCTTCGTGAAATTCATTTGCCTCAACATCTTTTTGATATTGGGTAACATCGCTATGTAACTTGTAAAAAACTATAAACTTCATAATTGATGTGGTTCAAGTAAAAGGTAAGGTGGCCGTATTTGTGGTTTCCCATGCCATGAACGATCATCTCCATTATGTAAATGATAGGTCTTAATGGTTCGGCTTGGATTGCTTAAATTATAGCCCGCCTGTTGCAATTCATAAGCCAACCGATTGTCGCAACCCGGAAATCCCAATAAAAAATCATAGTTTCCTGTTTTTATTTTGCCCCTAAAAAGCCAACTATCCTGACTATCTCTGCGTCCCATAAATTGACCCGTTAGCGCATCCCAACGTGTTAATGCCCAACAGTCGTCCTTTTCAAGCAATAACTTTATTATCTCCAATCCTTCTTCGTCAAAATAAATGTCAGAGTTCGCTATGATGTTGATGTCGTTATCGTTAGTCACTTCATTCACGTAATCGAATATCTCTTTGAAAGTCGGCCTGTTCTGTATTTGCTTGGCTGAACTTAATGTTCCTGTTTCGTCAAGTAGGTAAATTTTGTCGATGAAGATATTGTTCTCGTTTTTTTGCAAAACCGTGTTAAGTTCGGCAAACCGCTTTTCGTCGTGATAATATGTTGTGAACAGATTTATCATAAAATTAAAAAACCCCACAGTCCTCCATGTCAGAGAAAGCGCGAACAATCCACAAATGAAATGGAACTAACTGCGGGGGTGCTTTAAATATCTTGATTCTCATTTGTGAATTTTTAAGATGTTCGCTTTTCAAATGTAATAATGTTTTTGATAAATACAAAAAAGTTTTATTTACCGAACTCATCCACCTGAACTAATTTTTTATTTTCTTTCTCCAATAATTTATTTTTTGCCATCACCGAAACTAACTCTCTGTAAAGGTTTCGGTTTGAAGCCTGTAAATTTGCGTTATAAGACACTATCTTTCCCAAACGGGTGTTTATATCCAATAAGGCGATAAGTCGCTCCTTAGAGGCTTTAATTCGCTCTGACGGGTATTTTTTCTCGTAGTCTACAACTTCCTGTAGCATATCGAGCAAATATCCGGTCTGTTCGCCTAAAAGTTTACACGGTTCATTAACTGTTTCCAGTTCGCTCAACAAAAGGTAGCGTTCAGCTTCTTTCAGGTCTAAACTGTCGTTCAGGCTTTCTATGGTTTCCTGTAATTCTTTGATGTAAGTCTTTGCCATGGCTAAAATACATTTTACTGTGCCGATATAGGCATAATAAATTTATCGGCTGAATTTCTATCATGCTCAAAAGCGTACATATCACCTAATTCGTAATACCTGTTACGCTTCCAGTCGAAGTAAAGCGTACACTTACCCTTTTCAGCCACACCCTTTGGTTTAGCCTTGTCAACATGTACATGCACCTCGTTTGGCTTATACTGCCATCCGCTTGAATCCAGTAAACGACTATCTGGCCTCCAAAGAGTAATCCACGTCATAGATTTCCGATACAACGCCTGTCCACCTGCGGCCTGACGTGGTAATGGTTTTGGATAGTAAGTTATCCCATCCTTGGTTGTTATCGGCATTGATTGAGCGGGGTGTATGGATAAGAAAAAATGCCTGTTTTCCTTTTTGCACCTGCGCCTAACCTCAGACATAATACTTTCGATATACAAATCCTGACGCGCTCCAAATTCCGTCATATCGTGGCTAAGTTCGTTATACGGCTCGCCAATGATAATATCAATCCGCTGTTTAGGATGTTGCTTATCCCACTCATTGGCACAATCGAATAAATCTTTTATCGAATAAGTTTTTTCGTCCGTGTCTAAAATGACAAAATATTCGTTAAGCCATGCAAGTGCATCATAAAGTTCCCTGTCGCCAATGCAGTACGGATTTGATTTTAACATAACCTTGCCCGTGTACTTGTGAACAAGTTCGGCTACAATTTCATTTGGCGAACCAGTTTCGGGCGAACAAACTAAACTTCTCTTTCCAAAAAATGTTTGGTTCATAGCCATTTCAAAAATAAACTCCGATTTGCCATGGGTTGGTTCAGCAAGTATGATTGTGTAGGTTCCTTGCTTGACTGAATAAATTTTATCCAGTTCTCTAAAGCCTGTATTTTCACCACGGGTTATACCACGCTCACGTAGTGATTCAATTTCAGGCATTATGTCAAGAATAGATTTAATCATGATTTGGTTTGTTTAAGGTTGTTAATTCCCAACTTCCCCTGTAACGGGTGTTGCAAAAAATTTCTTAGGTTGTTTAGCGTTTCTAATCCAGTTGGCTACCCGTAATGGCAACTCCCATGTTTTCTCAAGTTCAAACCTCATACGGGTACGTTTTGGATTTAACTCTGTCCAGTACTTAAAAAATTCATTTAAATTTTCCTTATCAAAACTTGGATTTCTTTCTCCAAAATTTCGTAATTCATCTTTAAACTTTTCTTTTCTAAATAATATATTATCTTTATATATATTAGTTGGGGCAGGTGACCGTACGGCAACCGTGCGTTGCACACGGTTAGCATCGTTGTAACTATCATAATTACAGACAGTTATCAGTGTAGTTTGCGTGTTAATCACACGGGTAATCATGTGTGAAGCTTCTAATGAGGTTAAAAAGTTCCTTGCGGTATCTTTACTAACGCCCCACCGGGATGCCCATCCCTGTAAACTAAGCAAACATTGCCCCCTTTCGCAGACAAAAACCTCGTTACCAAGATTGACTTTTTTGGTTTGAGTATTTACCGTAAGTAAAATATCAAGCCACCATTTCAGTTTATTGGAATCTTTCCAAATCCAATGTTCCATGATTTGCCTGTGAAGATTTATAAATTCCTGTGACATGAGTTAAGCGGCAAGGTGTTTCCATGTAATATTATTTTTTATATTTCTAATAGCTGACGGGGTGACAAAACTGAACTCTTTATGAACATCCATTACCCGTGTGCCACACTTTATTAACTCCTTTATTTTTAGTACATTATCCGTGTTAAGCTTAGAAGATTTATTACGCTCACCTATCGCTAAAAGGCCATTGTCTGATGCGTGTTTCATGTTCTCATTTTGAGTAACCCATTGAAGATTTGAATAGATATTATTGGTTTTATTGCAATCATTGTGGTTAATCTGTGGCTTATTATCGGGGTTGTCTATAAAAACAGTCGCAACAATTCTATGAACCTGCATGTGACGCCTTTCATCTAACCTACGGAGTGTTACCAGTAAATAGCCATTCCTATCCTTCCATGGCTTTATTATCTGTGATTTGTACTTTAGTCGCCTTGGTTTAAATACAATCCTATAACAGCGCATAACGTTGCCTAAATTTGATATTTCGTAGTAGCCATCCCATCCCGGAATAGGTTTCCAAATTTCTTGTTGTGTTGTCATAATTTTAATTATTGATATTTAAAATCAGGTTGATATTTATAATATTTCTTAAAGTAAACAGACACTTGACGGTTAATATCAGCGTAAAAATCACAGTAATTAACTTCTGAATAGTTTACATCGGCGTAATTCAAATGATAGTGCAAGGCTAAAAGCGATTTTACGTTATTTTTTGAACGGTTTAGAAAAACAGAAAGCCAGTTTATCCGTTCTTCAATAGGAATATTCGAGAATAGCACATGACAAACCATAGCCATATATTCTTCATACCAAAAACCATTTCTATGCGAATCTTTAATAGGCCGTATAGCTGCCTTAAGGCCAATCCACACTACCCCAAACTTAGACAAGGCCCCTGAAATTATTTCTTCAAGCTGAATATGAGAATCAGCCGAAAATTCGTCCAAAGCAACGGCTTTATTATCCGCTAACGGGGTAATAGGCTGACTTTTTTGACGGGCAAGAAACTCCCGAACACTACCGCTTTTTTTGGTGTAAACCGTTTCTGTCATCTCGGACATTGTAAATTGTATAAAGCCGACAAATTGTTATTTAATCCAGTAGAATTAATATTCCACCACGAATCTCAACGGTGTTGACTGCTTTTGTCTTAATCATATCGCTTACACGCTGGCGGCTTGTCTTTTTTAGCCTCGCATATTCGGCTTGAGTGATTAGCTTAGTACGGTCAACCTTTAAAGGTTTGAGTTGATCCATGGCATAAAGTTAAAAAATATTAGTAACCGATTGTAAAATACGGCCTAAGATTTTTCAACATTATCGTCATTGTTTTCTAAACTTTCCTCAACAATAACTCTGACCATTTCTGACTTGGTTCTCCGTTCTTTCCCCGCTCGTTCCGCAATTTTTTCTGCCGTTGACGGTTTTACCCTTGTCAGGATGAACTCCGTAAATTTCTCGGTATCTTTTTCCGTATTTTTCATTGATTACTTTTCTGATATTCCTAATATATAAATTAACTATGGGTAAAGTAAGATGGGTTTCCTCACACACTTCATCAAGCGACAATTGCCTGATAAAATACGCCTCGAACACCGAATTTTGCCTGCGGCATCTTATGGTAAATGGCATGTCTTTGACTATATCCATCAATAAATCCTTTTCAGAAAAATTAGCCTGATATACACCATCTACATCAAAAATGTCATCTATTGACGTTTCCGAAAATACTAACCCCATTCTTGACCTGTGCTTACTTAGGTTAATTGCTTTTGAAATGATTATCTTATGCACATAAGACCACATTGCTACGTCCCCTGTTGAACGAAAGTTTTTGTTTTGAAGCCAAAATGCTATTGAAAGATTAACTTCTGACAATAATTCACTTCTGCTAACATGGTATTTAAATGCCCTGTTTTTTATCCAAGTTTTAATTTTACCATAGTTTTTGTAAAAAAATTTATGCGTAGGGGGTATAACAGTTTCAACCTCTACGCTTGGGTAAAAACCTGTGTACCACCGTTCAATTTATTTTGTGGGGTAACTTCTATGAACCCGGTATTATCCATTGGGTGACCGTTAAGGATGCGTAAAAAATCATTCTCAACTTTCGCGGTATCAATTAATGTTTGCGCAAGCGGAACTAAAGCATTTGCTCGTTTAATTTCTTCGTCCAGTTTACAGTCATCGTCCTGCAAACGCTCTATTTGAGCGAATAGGTGATTTCTCAAATCCTCAAGTTTGTTTCTCATTTTTCTTAATTTTCAATATGATTTTTTTTATTCGGTTAATTAAAATTTGGTTTCTTTTTATTTCAATATTTTCCATGGTTATACCTATACCAGCATCACGAAGTAGTTTTCTAACGTAATAATCAGACACAATGCCAACATGCGATTTAAACCTAATATTCCACGCCTGTAAATAATCCTTGTTTTTCTCAAACTCACGCCTCCAATTAAGGCGTTTTTCTCTGTTTTTAGCGTACCAGTTTTTAGCTGATTTTCTTAAAACTCCACTATCCCTATTTTTGATATATTCACATTTTTTACAGGTTCTCATAAAGGAAACTGTACCATTCGGTTTTTTATTTTTCCTAAATAACAAAAGGTCTTTTTCCTCTCCACAAACCTTACAAAGTCTTGTCATTTAATAATTTAATTAATTTTTTTATACGAAAAATAGCTATTTCAGATCGTTTAATATTAATCATTTCCGGTGTTATTACCGCCAATCGATTACTATGCTTAATTAATCTTTTGGCATATTGCTCGGTTATTTTATCAATATGATATTTATCTTTAACCCTACGTTCAAGTAATTGAACTTGACTTGGCTTATGGGTTAGTAAATAATTTCTTCTCCATTCTTTATACTTGTCCGAGTTCCTAAACTTATACGAATTAACCCGTGCGTACTCCCTAACCCTATCTCTATTCCTGTCCTTGAATTTGGCTGAAATTTGCTTTCTTTTTGCAATAAAATCAGGGTCTTTGCACTTTATATTATTTCGTATATTCCACAATTCATTAATGCAATCACGACATTTTTTAGCTCTATAAAGTTTGCCCTTTGCATATTTTTTGCTCCCGTTTTTCTTTAATTGGAAAGATTCAATCGGCTTTAACTCACCACATCTTTTACAGATTCTAAACGTTTCAACAATCTTAGGTTTTCTGTTTTTTATCCGTAAATCTTTCTGCCTATTATATTTGCAAATCTTGCACTCTGAATTTAATACCCGGTCGGTCTTTTTTCTATTCCAATGAGTATAAAATTCACTATCATCTTTGGATATTTTACATTGATTACAAATCTTCATTACTATCAAATGTTATACAATGTTAACTATTGTTATACATATAAACAAGTGTAAATGATTTTTTACAAACAAAAACTTTTCAACATTGTTATGTGGAGTTTTTAAGGACATAAAAAAGCCCCGGAACAGTCACGAAACCGGGGCTAAACCAATTCACTTAATGAAAAACTTAACCGATGGTAAAGATAACTAAAAAATTATTCTTTTAGTTGTATAATTTCCAATTGAATAAGTCCCTTTACAAATAGGGCATTTTTTCGCAAATCCAAGCCAATTATGAACTACTCCATATTGACAGTTTGGACAGGGTATATTATACTTAGTAATGATAAAACCGATGGCGTTATGATGCATTACCTGTAATCCGATAGGGCTTTTAAGTTCAAATGTTTCCATATTTAATCTATTTTGAATAAATCCCGTTGTGGGAAGTACCACTCTACATGAACTAATGAATCGCCCTGTTGCCAGATTTCGTCCATGTCAAGATAGGTCTGCCCGTTTAGTTTGGTGTACGCCTTGTTAACGCTGTCGGCTTTCATGGGGTGATGTGGCTGAAAGGCTCCCTTGTTAAATACATTAGCCCTGACCAGACAGGTGTCTCCCACTTCACAAGCGGTATAATCTTTCCTGCACCCGTACAGTAAAAATAATAAAATAATTGCTTTTTTCATGGTAAATGAGTATATTTATATTAGTTCTTTGACATGTTAAAAAATATCTTTTTGCTCGTTTGGATAGCAGATTTCCCAATCAAAATTGATTCGGAACCATTGGCGTATGTACTCCAACTTTTCTTCAAAGTCAATAGTGCTTTGATCTGCCGATGAACCCGGCTTTCGGATAGGCGTATTGTTAACCACCACAATCTCTCCAAAGAAGTTGGCCTTGTTCCAGTCATGCACCTGCGATTTATCGTACACTTCCCCCCAAAACTCTTTAAAGCAGTCTATTTCTTCCTGTAAGAAGTAGCCCCAATAAAAATCGTTTTGGTTCAGGCTGCGTGGTTTACGGCGTGACTTAACTTCAACTGTTACGCGCTCACCGTCTTTAAAGGCAGTTGCCAGTTCTTTATAAACCCATTCATAGCGCGGAAAGTCAATAAAGCAACTGTTTTTGACGTACTTGATAACCGCATCGAATTTTCTTGTCATAGTATATTATTTAAGCCCCTCTAAAGCCTTTAAAAGCGGGTCAAAGTTGCGCCATTTACCCGTGTTATCCTTTTCAAGGTAGAACTTTTGCTCACTCATGGTATTTTATAAAACTTAACTTCGTTTTCAAGAAATTCAACCAAATAAGTTTTACCCTCCGGCCTGACTAAAATATAAGCACCGTCAACATTTTCAACCATACCTAACCGTGGTTTTGTCATAGACTTTAAATCCTTAGATAAATTGCCGGTCATTTCTACAATATCACCTTTTTCCGGTCTCATACTTTACTAACTAAATTAAGTGTAAAATCAGGTTTCTTAAAATACAGGGACACTATCCATAGAATATGCGTCCGGTCGCAATCATAAGCTTTGGCAAGGTCGTTAACTGTTAATTTCCCTGCGATATAGTCCTCGATGACCAAAGCGTAGAACTGTAAGTCCTCGGTTCTCTGGCTGCGCCTGATGTACCATACAAGGCGTTCCTGTGGTTGTGATAGGTCGGTGGTGAGCATGGCTAAACTAATTGTTCCATCGGTGGAGTTTTTTCAAATGATATAGTAAAGTTTAAATCAGCTCCTACCATACCTTGAAATTGTGTATAATGTGATTGCTTAACGGTGTTTTCTTTAATATATTCGCCAATATAAGCATCAAGCATGGTTTTTAGGGCAGTATAGTTGTCCTGACTAAAACCTAATTCAATTTCGATCTCGATTTTCATTGTTTTTATGGTTTAAAATGACTATCTTTATTTAGATGTTCTTTGAAATGTATTCGTTTGGCGCGGCGTTTAACCTTTAAGTTACGTAATTTAAATTCAAACATTGAGTTATAAACTTTCACTCTACCAATAGAGATAAGGTAGTTTATTCGTTCAGAAAACATTTGCAGTAATCTTTTATTTTTTCGTCTTTTAAACTGTTTCCCAATAAAATTGCATATTGATATAACTTCCATTAAACTTTCTAATTTGCAGAGTATCACACTTAGCGCAATACCTTATACCAACACCCTCACTTTCCCATGAATGCTTGCACGAATTAGTTTTATTTTTTTTCATTATTAATAGGTATTATGATAAATTCTTTTTTTCCTACTTCTATAAAATACTCAAAATCAACTTCGCCGTCACTTGATTGAGAAACACACAAATGGTCGTATAGTAGCGTCCACGCCTCGTCTATTTGTTGAGGTGTTTGCTTAATTGGGACAATACCTTTCTTAGACCAATCGCTCCATTCTGTAAATTCATTATCTGCACTTTCCATCGTAAAGTTTTTAAAAGGGTGTGTTATTTATTTTGTTGGGGGTGTTAATACTTAATCACCCGAATTTTTAATTTATGCCTTTCAGCAATATCAATCATTGATTTAGTGCCGGGGCTTTTCCCATCCCAAAAAGCAACAAGCGCATCGGCGTTTTTAGCCATCTTTTCGTTCCTGTCAATACCCGCTTTAGCGTTATACGGTTTACCAAAGCTGTTATTTTTGATTATAGCCCCCGGTGCTAAAAGATTATCCCATTCGGCATCATACTGCTTCATCTTATACCCGCGTTCCTTAGCGAACGTTATAGCCAGCTTATCAGCACCTTCTGCGCCACCCTGAATGATAGTAATCGGCGTAGTGATATTTTTCAGTATTTCAATCATTTTATACTTCATTAGCTTATAGTGCTGAAAATCCCTGCCACCCGCAATAATTACTCTCATTTCTTTAAGATTAAGATACTGAAAAAAATCTATTTTACCTTTTTCAAACGGTTTTTTCTGACGTTCCAATAAAACTTTTATCTCTTTCTCAACTTCTTCCGGCTTGACCTTAAACCAATCGCCATTGAATTTAAACGGCTTAAACTTTTGGTGCAGGAACTTTTCAACGTCTAATTTATAATACGTGTAATACTTTTTGTACTCAACCGGGTTAGGCAGGTAACCAATCTGCGTCTTAATCCTGCTATCATCCTCCCTGCCCGTAATACCTATCCGGCATATACCCTGAACCGTGTCATAAAGGCAATAAACATACCCATCGGTTCTATCCCTCGTGGCAGAACGTTTTTTCACTTCCTGTTTACTTCGATTAAAATGTTTATTTAGTTTTTATACATTGGCTGTTTTAGCATCTATATTAACTTGCGCTTCTTTAAATAAAGCTATTTTGTGGTAATCGTCGAATATCTTTACCTGCGTATCATAATGCTCCTGTGCACCCTTATAAAACAGGCGCGGGTTAACCATATATTCCGGGCCGCCTATATGAACTATAGTTTTTTTATTAGCAAATTCTCTGACAATACTCCGTATCGTATTAACGCTCAAATTCAGTTCTTTCGCCATCAACGCTTTAGTATGTGTACTAAAATAGAACATACCACTACGGTCATTATAGTCCTTTAAAATAAAAGCCAGTACCTTGCCCGGATTACCCAATCCTGATACAAACTCATAAACTTTTTCATCGTTCAAATACATAGTTGCAAATATTGTCTTAACCTTATCTGTTTTAAATTTAGCAGCACTGCTGATAACCTCCCCGGTCTGCTGGTCAACAATCTCCAATAAGCCAACAAACTTCTTTCTTTTCGCTGACCTTAATGGTAAATTGTTGTTTTTAGCCACATCTTTATATCCAATTTATTGTATTACAAGTGTACAAAATATTTATTTACTATCCAAATATTTTTCCAAAAATGTTCATATAAGCACATTTACTATCCTAAATCCGCACATTAAATGTCGTTAAACGCACATTAACATCTTCACAAGTAACTAATAATCAGTTATATCCACTAACTCTCCTTATTTTAATATATATCCTTTAAGTAATTAAACAATAAATGTGTGCCCATTATAAAGTTTTTTATCCATCAAATTACTCCCCCATAACCCCCTGTTTAGTGCTTCATTGGTTAATGGTTTACAGGTAGTTGTTCAAACAGTAATATTGGTAAACATTGGGAGTGTTATAAATGGTTAAACCAGTGTGAGGTGTGAGTGATTATTTTTTCAAATTATTTAAATTGGTAAGTGTTGGGAGTGAATACCCATAAACACCCCCGTACCTTCCTGTTTTTAAAACCAAAAAACGGGTGACCGGGTACCTCACTTTCCAAAGGAACTACTAAGCTATGCGCGTGAGCGCACTAATATTATGGTCTTATAAACTAATTTCGCTATAGCTAATGATAATTGAACCGATCTTAGTTGACTTTAATAACAGATTGTAAAATCATTTATTAAAAGTGCTATTTTTGAATGAGTTCTTTAAAAAGCGATAGGGTAGGGGAGGGGCTTTATAGTTAAAGATATTTCCTGCTTAACATAATGTTGATTATGTTGACTTTTTTTAGCATTTGATTTAAAGGCTTTAAATGTGTTATTTTGTTTTATGGATGGTAATATTAGCCAGTTTAAAAACGTTGATTTAAAAGGCTTAAAAGCGGGTAAAATAGGGCTAAACACCCTACAAACACCTTTAGCCTACGAAACCCACACGAAGCACTTAGATTATTTCAGGAAACATTATAACATCACCTTTAATTCCTTTGACACTTTACAAAGGATATATTTAGCTAATAAGCCTGTTAGTTTAGATTATATTTACAAGCACCAGACAAGTACCTATTATTCAGTAATTGAACGGGTAAACACGTTAATAAACAGGGGATTGATAGAAAAGCTGAATAAACGTTACACAGTCAGCCAATTATTTCTTGATGAAATAGAGAAATTACAACGGGAGCTTTAATACAGACCTTGTAAGCTATTTACTGTTTATTATAGTAGTTGGTATAGGGTATATAAAAGATAATAGATTGTAGGTCTTTTATTTGGGTTGATCTTTCAAGCAGCGTGTTACCTGGTAACGAGTTTGGGGAAATTGTGTTATATAGATTGTAGAAAATATACCACATATAGGGAATATAATCCACACTGATTAATTACACACTTTTATAAAAACGCCTTTATTTATATATACAAGCTATATTTCATATTTGGCATAGAGTTTGTATATGATATATTGTTGCCGCGATGGCACGTAACCATCTGAATACTAACATATTTAGTAATTTAAAACTTAGCAAAAATGAAAAATTTAATCTCAAACAACACAGCGAACAATGCAATAGAAGCTAAAATTATAGTCGATGGCTTCTTGTCCTCTTTAACAGATAAACAATGTGCTGATTTAGCTTTTAGGTCTATCGAAAACGATGCAATGCACACAATGCCATTTAGAATATCATACGCAATAGGTTCAAGTTCTTTTTATTATGGTTCTGAATGCAAACGCTTTTGTACCGATGTAATATCAAACACCCTTTTTAACAGGGGCTTTAAATACATCAGGGAAACCAAAACCTATAAGATTTTAAACCAAAGCAACGGCCAATTTACTTTAGCTAAAACAATAGCCGAAATATCCAGAATGTTGGATGCTCCGGTTGGCTTGGTTAAGTTGCATATCGATAAACCAGTTCAGTTAAACGGATACCAGATAACGACACTCTAAGTTCTGCTAAGTCTTAGCGGTCTGCCAGCCGGGGTTGAAACAGCCTCCGGCTTAAGGCAGTAAAAGACAATAACATTATGACAAAGACAAAAGGCATACGCAATATTGAACTATCGGACGAGGTAGTATTAGCACTGTTAAAACAGGGACTTGACAAAGGTTTTAAAAACTTCAAGCCATATGCTGAATACATCTTAACCGAGCAAAGCAAAAGAAACTTAATCAAGTAATATATCGTTTAAACAATTAAAAACAGTCATCAAATAATGAAAACTCAAATTAAAACTACAAAGAACTTCGATAAATTGATTGAGGCTCTGAAATCAGGTAAGCTGGAAAGCAATAACCAATTAACCTATATGATGTCATGCCTGAACAATAAGCCGGAACTAAAAGAACTTATAGACGAAGTATTGGATTGCCGGGAAATTGAACTGGATGCCGAACAAATTGCTAAGGGCTATCAGTGGTTAGTTAACCAGTGGAAAACTCCACGCGGTGTTGAGCGCAAAAACAATCCATTTGGCTATCGCGAACAGGATGCGCTTGAAAACTTCCAAACTATCTACTTTAAGGGCTATTATGATGCCGGAAACTGGAACTTTCATTACTACCTGCCTTTGTACTATGTGCAGGGCAAAGAAAGAGGCTTTGAGTATTATGTTTCAGGCGGACAAATACACATCGTCGGATAATCTTCACAGGCTTTTACGGTGACTTGTTTTTGCCGTGAAGTCTTAGGCTGCTGACTGTATTAATTTACGGAGCAGCCTTTCGAGGTGCAAGACAATGACGTTTTGCTTTAAAAACATAGTCACCATGAACACACTTGAAAATCCGGTATCAGCTATCATAGCTATTTACCTCTTGGCCTTAGCCGTCCTTGTATATGGAACGGACTGGAAACATGAATTAACTGATCTGTTTAATATCTTTAAAAAATCTGTGAGATGAAACAAAACGATATAGATAACATAGCTTATTTAATTGCTGGCTTATTTTACGGGTTCTTAATTTGCCTAATGGTTATAGCCATATGTTTAAAGCCATAGAATCAACTAACACCCTTAACTGATAACCAACATTAACCAAAACAATTAACGCGCTCTACGGGCTTAAAAATAGCCTTAAATCGAAAACCAATGAGAAAGCTATTATTATCTATCATAATCCTGTCCGCTATTTGCGCGGGTTGGTTCGCCTCTGACTATTACCGCTCTTTGGGCAAGGTCACTATTACCGGGGTTTATCCCGATGGTACAGGCTTTACATCTGTCACCTTTATTCAGGATGGCCGGGAATATGGTTATGACTACTTAACCGAAAAAGAGTATTTACAGTTTATTAATCAAAATCATTAACAGTCATGGAAACATTAAAAGATTATCTATTAACGCAAGATATGGGCGAAAAATGCGCCAATAAAATATGCGATGCTGTTTTAAACGATACGTTTGACGCGAACAGCGACCCGATAAGCGCAATAATTATAAATGCGTTTAAAAACAACCTTTACACCAAATACCCTTTGTTTGAAAGTGATTTTGACGCTTTTGAAATGGATTTAGATTATGCAATCAACCAACTGAAAAAAGTAAAGCAGTTTGTGAATGAAGTCGCCAATAAATACCAGTAAATTAATTATGTCAAAGAACCCTTAAAACTACTAAAAAACCTTGATAATAACAAACATTTTAAGTAAATTGTAAGATGAAAAACTTAACCAGATTAACTCAAAACAAGGCACTTAACGAAACACTTTTCGCTATTGCCGATAATGCCGCCCTGCGTTCTGCGGGTGTACCCCGTGAACAGGCTGAACGGATAACCCTTTCCGGGAACTTCCATGAATTAAAACGGTCACGATCTCTCTGCTGTTTCGCCCCTATTGAGGATGGCTATTGTTCATACTGCGGGATAGAAACCGATAACCTTTTGTAACTATGATTAAGCACGATATAGTTATCATATTGTCAACTATTGCAATTATGTTGCTTATTCATTTTCTTGCAAAAGCAACTGCTAAATGGACTATTATTATCTTATCAATTTACATTGTACTTGTTTTTCAATTTTTATTGATGCTTATTTTAATTTAAATCATGAAAAAACCGGACTATATGACACTACTAGCTAAAAAGCTAAGGTCAAAGCAGCGTAAACGTAAACCCATTTTAGGCTGGCAGGCCATAGACCCTGAAACAAGGCGGGTACTGGAAGAAAACAACAGTATTTGGATTTTACGGGCTAAGTACGGCTCCAATGCCCTTTATAGTTCTATAAGATAAGAATTAACAATTAACACTATAAACGATTAAAACTTAAAAAAAAATGGCAATTAAAGCAACCGAAATTCAGCAACGAGAATTAATTCCGCCGGGCAACTATGTAGCGATCTGTTACAAGATGCTCCAAATCGGCACAATTGATAACACTTATATGGGTGTTACCTCAAAAAAACCCGTTATACGTATCGGGTGGGAACTGTGCGATGAACTGAAGGTATTCAAAGAGGGCGATATTCCAAAACCTTGGGTGATTGAAAAGGAATATAATTTATTCATGACCGACAAATCAAACCTGCGTAAAGACCTGCAATCTTGGCGCGGTGCCGCTTGGACGGACAAAGAGGCGACCGACTTTGATATAACCAAACTTGTTGGTGCGCCCTGCCTTTTAAACATTATCCACAAAACAAATGAGGCCGGGACGAAAACGTATGAGAATATAGCGGGTATTACACCGCTCCCAAAGAGCACACCAAAGCCCAAACAGTTTAACACCTCTCAAATCCTTTCTTATGACGATTGGGACGAAAAAGTATTTCAAATGCAGCCTGATTTCATCAGGCAAAAGATTGAAAGCAGTTTGGAATATCAGACAATGAAAAACCCGCATGATGTTGTCCAATATGTGGATGCTCATGGGATGGCTCCAAACTTACAGGACGACGATGATGGGCTACCTTTCTGATAACTTATTGATTATCATATAGTTATGTCAAAGAACAACAGTCCCGGTAATTCAGCCGGGACACTTTAAATATACGAAAAAACCTTTTAAAAAGCAATATGATGGTAGAATCATTTTTTAATAAAGAACTTTCAGACGTAGCGTTTGAAGTTGAAGCATTGGACGAATGGAAGTCACTGGCAACAGAATTGGGATTTGAGGCACAATTAAGCCTCGCTAAGGGCAAGGAAAGTCCTATCCCGTATCCTTTTATCAACGAGGTTATGAATCGCGTGTACAGCACGCTATGCCCCCGTATGGTTGATTTCAAAAAATACAACAAATCAACTATCCCTTTGGAGATAATGAAACAGATTGCCTATTCAGTCCGCGAAAAGCATTTCCAAAAGATTGAGATTTGGTACGATGATAAAACACCCGACCCTATTGTAGTTGGCGAACACGGTGTGTACGCTATCCGCGAAAAGGGGACATGGAGCGATGGCAAAGCTGACTTTGAAACCAAAGAATTAGCCGAGGAAGCAATGGCACGAATGGAAAATTCGGATAAGTTAGAAGTCCATTACCGTAAAATAGCTGATTACCTTATTGGCCGTTGGGGTGACGAGCTGCTTGACTTTCCCTCTTTGAAAAAACGCGCCATTGAGGTTTTTGTTGAGAACGAGGCCGGGGAACTCAAAAAAGAAATAGCTACCAAAACTGAAAAGCTGAAACTCATTAATGAGAACGCGGCCAGTTACATGAACGGCAACATGCAAAAATACGAAGTTTTAGGACGTAGTTGGTAACAATTTAAAAAACAAAACCAATGCAATCAAGTAAGGAAATGTTCTTAGATGAACAACAAAAGCAAGCGGCTGCACCCAATGAGTTGAGCGTGACCCCGTCCGTCAAACTGGCAAACGTACTGCCAACCATCCGGGATATAGACGCGACGACCATAGACACGTTAGCACGTGCCTTAGTGAACGAAGTAGCTGAAGGTAACCGTTCAGGCGTTGATCTGTTTACACAAGCCGTAAAGCTATCCCTGTTCGCTGATACGGTAAGGGAAAACGTTAAAGGTTATGTTTATGGCAAAACCCTTTGTGAGAAAGGTGCTACATTTACTTTTAACGGCGTGGAACTGTCCCCGGCTGAACTGGGGGTGTCTTATGATTATTCGTCCTGTGGTTCAAGTAAATGGAAAGAGCTGAAAGCTATAGCCGATGCCGCCAAAAAGGATTTGGAAGACTACCAAAAGTACTTGAAAAGCATCAAAGGCAAGGTTATAACCGTTAACGAAGAAACGGGCGAAGTGGAAACTATTTTTGAACCTGTTAAGTCAGGGCAAAGCGGGTACAAGACCCGTACTTTATAAAGAAAAAAGGTGCGATTTTAAACTTTTAAAAATGAGGTTTATAGGTTTTAATGTCCGGTTTGTGCGCCACCGGACAAATTTGATAGGATGGCGGAATTTTTGGTAGACGCTAAATTTGTAAGAATATCTGATTGAAGTATTAGAGAAAATCAAAAAGCATTACATAAGGTAACTAAGGTTTTTTCAGTGGAGAACAATTTTGAACCATGTTACGCTTCGAGATACGATCACAAGGATGATATTCATGCAGGTTCGAATCCTGCTCCTATCACTTAATTTGAGTTAATTATGACCGTAGAGGAATTTAAAAAAGATTATCCTGAATTGTCTCATTTAAAAGGTGAGGAACTTTTGGATGCTATGACAATGAAAATGCTTAGACAACAATCAGGTGAGGAAATAATTAAAAACACATATCCATTTTTAAAACGCTATCAACTTAGATGGCTTTTTTATAGGAGACCATACAATAGTCCGTTTATAGCTGAATGGCAATCAGACGAGGTGTGTAAAATATGCGGTCGGGGAGCAAACACCATGATGGCATTTGCTGGTAAAATGTTTTGTTTAGGATGCCATAATGAATTAAATAAAGTTCCAAATAAGCGTTTTAAATATCGTGCATGGGTATGGTGGAAACAGATAGATAAAAAGATTGAACTTATATTGGATTATCTACATATTCTACGGAAACGAAATGAATCCAGATACGGAGTTTTTGGTGATGAATCACACTATTGCTACCAAACATTTAATCGCGATTTTAGCAATATGAAAAACGTTCATAAGCCTCGTAAATGGTTTGAATATATTTTTATTAAAAAATAAAATTACAATGCCAAAAACTAATCCAACACTAAGCCAGTTTGCTAAATTGGGCTACGTAGAAACTGAAAAAGGTTTGGTTAAAGCTGAATCATTGGTTGAAAAAAAACCGGAGAAGCGCGACAACTTAATTAAAGAGTTGGGAAAATTAGTGCCTGAAAGTTTTGTTAAACTTGCTGAAAAACTTGAAAACAAAAAAGTCAAGAATGCCACTAAAACCGTTGTTGACGGTGTAAAGTTTGACAGTCAGCTTGAGGCTTACATGTACAGCCTTTTAAAAGGGGCTAAGATTGAGTTTGAGTTTCAAAAGGTATATGTACTCCAAGAAAAATTTCGTTACGGTAAAGAGGCTGTAAGAGCCGTTACCTTGACCGTTGACTTTTGGTTGCCATTTCAAAATATGATAATAGACACTAAGGGTTTTGCAAATGATGTTTCACCTTTAAAAATGAAATGGCTTAAACGTTGGCTTTTGGATTACTATGAGTATGTTAATATCGAACTTCCAAAGAACAAAAAGGAATGTGATGTTTTATTAAACCGCATCCTGTACGATATGTAATATAACCAAAAATGTTGGATTTACCAAACCATATTGAACAAAAAAGCGAAAAATGGTTTTTTAACACAAAAACAGGTAAATTCATTCATGCAGACCATATCAATGAGTTTTTAGAAAGGTATTGGAAAAACAGGCGACCCGCTAAAAAAGCAGCGATAAGCTATAAGAAAAATGTTAAACTGGCTAAACGCCGTTGGGAAAATGAAATTTAATTTGACAATATCATTTACTTGGTTTAACTTTGCTTTGTTAAAAGAAGTCAGGCGAGGCGACTTTTGCAAATTAGCATCCATACGACCCATAAATATCACCCGTATCGAGTTAAGGCCAGCCTCGCAAATCTGCCTTCTTGATGCGGGTTTCTTTATGGAGTATATTTCAACACAGTATCAACACAAAGTTTATTTGCCCCTGCACCTCATTAGAGAGGCTGTGGATAACGATTGGCTTGATAGCCTGTGTTACTATGTATGGCTGAAAAATAAGCACTCTAAGCCCATTATCTACAATCCGTCATTGCGTAAAATTGGAGCCCTGTTAAAATGTAGCCCAACGACTATTAAAACGCACATTTCGGTCTTAAAACAACATAATTTATGCCATTACGAGCCCGGCGTTTTGATACTAAAATCAACACGGGAATTTAAAGCTGAAAATCGTAGCCAGTTGGTTCCGGTAGGTATCAGCCCAAACAAATCAGAGCAACGCGACCTGTTAAGGTTCACGCTCATAAAAAGAAATCTACATACTCAATTTAAATCATTTATCACAAAGAACAACGTCTTACAATTTCTCCGGGGCAAGCGGTTTCCCTACAAGGTGGAAAAGTCACTTTACAGGAAAAACCAAAAGCTCAACCTAAACGCTGAAAGTTCTTTGAATAATGAAATGACGTTGGGTAATAAAAAGATAGGTTCAATTTGTAATCGAAGTCAATCAACAGGTATAAGGATTCAAAAGTCCTTTAACAACCTCGAACTCATCACATCATACAAAAGAGTGCATGAAGTCGCCAAATACCATAACAGAAGGTCATTTTTCGAGCAATTTCCGGGGCAATCCTACTTTTTGAGTGAGGTTGGTACGGTCTTTAAGAGATTATCCAATGGTATTCTACTTAGACAGGATGGCATGGAGAAATTGTATTATTCCAAAAACTGAACAGCATGGATTTACACGAATACAACGAAAAGAAACAGTGCATCGAGTGGATGATAAGACACTACGAAAACAACTGTATGAAATATTTGGACTACGAATCAGTAAAGCACATGAAGCTGGACGACTTAGAAACCCTGTACAACTACGATGAAGCAATGGTAGACATGTACTGGTGTGAACTTCATTTATTGGAAGCTAAAAGATTGATTTATGGCACGAAAGCACATTAAAGCCTTTCAGAACGAACATTACAAAAAGATGGACGACAACATCCTATTAGCAGCGTTCAGGGCTTATATGGTCTATAAAGAGGGTTTACAGCTAAGAGAAAGGTCGGGCTGTCACAAAAGATTGAAATTGATATGAAAAAGGAAGAAGCCATACAAATGGCCAATAGGATTTTGGCCGGAGAGAAACCGATTACAAAAATGGTTAAGGTTGATAAGTATACGTTTCCTGCCTTATTTAAGGATGGTAAAATGTTTACCCTCGACGGAAAGACACCTGTAAATTACCCAATATATCACAAATATGATAAAGGTGATGGTTCTGAATTATCACAACAAGAAAAAGACTATAATTTTAGATTGACTGAAGTCACCGAACAACACAACTCGGAGATTGAATCATTAAAAGAGACGATAAAAAAACTGGACATTAAATATCAGGCGTGTTCAAATATATTAGAAAGATTACGAAAAAGTCTTTGGAGTTATATAGCTTTTAGATTAAAAATATAAAAAAGTTAACATGTGGCAACCTAAAATAATAATTGCTTCAACAAATGAAGATAGTTTATTATACCTAAGATTAGGCAAAAAACTTGTTAGAAAGAAAGGTTTTTCATGCCATGAAGATGTATTTAATTATATCGACAAGCATAAACTATATGACAAAAAAACTTCTATTAAACTTTATAAGTCGTTATGATAACCCTCAAAAAGAAGCGTTGTAAGATCTGTAATGAGTTAACCTATATCTTTAGTCATGGTAACTGTAAATCCTGCGACGCGAAAATTAAAATATGCAAACGTATATCGCGTGTTAAATACCAGACAAAGCAGATCAAAAAGGTAAGCGACAAACAGAAGAAGTTAAACTTAGCTTACTTGGCACAAAGGGAAATATACTTAGAGCAGCACCCATTTTGTAAGGTAGGGCTTGAAGGATGTATGGGTAAAGCGACAACGGTACATCATAAAATCGGCAGAAATAAATTTTTACTGGATGAAACCACTTGGTTACCTTGCTGCATGTTTTGTCACCACTATATTGAGACCCACGGTAAATGGGCGAAAGAAAAAGGATATTCACTTAGCAGACTTGAAAAATGAAAAGGCTGAAATATATTTGGCAGGATACTATATACTTCTTAGAAAACAATAGCACTCCGGGTATTATTGTAAATATGACTTGGATTTTATACCTTTTGGCAAGGTTGATATTGTTACCATTTCAACTACTAAATGATTATTTAAAACCGCGTTAGGGATTGAAGCGGATACAGGCCATGAGCCTAATGCCTGTGCGCGTATGAGCGGAAAGCCCGACCCGCTGGTAAGCGGGGAACGCCCTACTTCGTCCAACCTTTAGGAAATAGTTCTATGGAGTTTAACCATTTTATTCCTTTACGGTAAAAGTCTACTCTTACTTCCGGGCTTTCATCAAATACAGGTCTTTTAAGATTAAGTACAGGTTTAGCATCCCTGCCTATTATTTCAGAGATACTAAGGTCAGAAGAACCCTGTTTACTGACTACTTTAAGGTTAGCGTTTTTCATAGTAACTCATCCTCCTCAATTTCCCCATTAAGCCATTGGATAGCACACAAAGCCATTGATTCTTCGTTATGTGACAAATCTTTTTCATAGATTTCATCCTCATCCCATTCATATTTTATAGCATCAACCGCATAGTCAATTGCACTCCAATTATCATCACCAAAAACGGAATATTTCGGTAACTTACTTTTCAAACTATTAAGTTTGCCTATCATGGTTTCGATTTCTTGTTCTGTCCTTTTCATCCTAATTTATCAGTTAAGTAAAACTTTATAATTCTTTCATAATCATTTTCAAGTACCGATTCAGGTCTTAAATACTCCTGTACCACATCATCACCTTTAGTATTAGGAAACTCTATTTTATGTAAGTTCCAGTCCTCTATAAAAGCTAATAAGTCCTTTTTAAGAATAACATACTGTACCCTGCTATGAGTATGGTGATAAGACAGTTCATAACATACGTTATAACCGTTATCCACTTTCTCTATTTTAAGGATGGTCAGTGATGTTGTGGTGGGGTTGTGCATATTTTTAAAGACCTAATACTTTGCGTATATTTTCGTTATATTCTTCTAAAATTTTATAGTACAATTCACGAGTTTCGTCATTCAGCTTATAATCAATAGACCGTTTAGCTATTTCACAACGTTGCATCATAAGTAATTTTATACAAACCACGGCACGTTGATATGTATCCGAATCGCCTAAATAAATTGCTGTATTTATTTTAGAAATCATTTCTATTCGAGACTGCGCACTTGATTCCATAATTTCCAATGCTTTAAATAATATACAATGTTAGGTAGAAAAAAGGAATTATCAAAATACTTTAACAACAAGTTATTAACATTATTAATGATAAATATGTTGGTAACTTTATTAACAAGTTATTAAAAAATGTATTACTTTTGATTTATTAAAACGATAGGTAACCCATGAATAAAAAAAGATTAGAGCCATTAAAAAAGATTGACATTGGCGCAATCGCTATCGGTGAGGAGATAGAAATATATGCAGGGCGTTTGGCATCATTTAAAGCCTCTGTAAGCCGTTATAATAAAGATAACGGGCTTGCATTCAGGTTTGACTATTCAGACGTTCATAACAACTATGTGACGGCTACACGCGTAACCGATAAAATTGTAACCCTACAACCATGAAGCTGGAACTGAAACACCTTTCGCCCTATTTGCCGTATGGATTGAAATGCAGAAGCGATATGCCGGGTAACACAATTTTTGAAATGCGTATTTTAAGCAACAATAACGCTTATGAAGACGATAGGTCTTGCAGATGGGGAATAGGTACATTTAAACCACTCCTCACCCCACTATCCGAATTGACAAACTCACAATGGATAGATGTTATTATCGCTGGTGATATTGTATTAGAGCGAGAACAGACCTACGATATGGATTTTGAATGGGATAAGGAAAATGATTTATTGATTATCGGAATCCCCCATGATGGCGGTCGAGAGCATATTAAGTTTAGCAAGCATTTTATGGCTTTCGGAGGTTCGCTTTGGATAAATCAATTAGCCGCCTTCAACAAGCTATATGAACTACACGCAGACGTTTACGGTCTCATAGAATCCGGCTGCGCTCTAAATAAGAACAGTTTAAATAAATGAAAAGATGAACAAGCAAGACCCAAAGAGAATAGCAGTTGGATTGTGGGATAAGGAAAATAATACTATTCAACTGTCTAAAAATATCTGCCAAGTTGTTACCACATCGGTAAATAAACTCGTGTGGGAGAACTACGGTAGCGGTGGATGGATAGAAGGTCGCGAACAAGTTGAGAGAACGGTTTATACCCACACGGTTTATAAAGACGGTGTTAAAATCGGCGTAATAGACACTTACAATGTAATGTTTGTTAGCCCGGACAGATACAAAGTCATTCTAAATAAAGATTACCGGGACATATTTCCAAAAGTAGAAGTTTAGCCCCCCTGTTCACAACAACCAAAACAAAGAGAACGATATGAAAAAAATATATACAGTTATCCGAATTTTAAGAGAAGAAATTACAGTTGAGGCTAAATCTAAAAAAGATGCGCTAGAGGCTGCTAAAGAAAACTCAACGAACTCTCTAGTTAAAATAGAAAGTGAGATTGCATTTTTATATAAAGGTACTGATAAAAAGGATACCCCGAACTATATACCGATAATGGATTACTTTAAGAGTTAACCCCTACCACTAAAAACCAAAAAGAAGGATGAAAACCATTGAAGAAAATAATCAACTAATCGCTGAGTTTTTAGGATCGGTTTATAAAGCCGATAATGAAGGAATATACGGGTATTATTTTCAAAACCCATTTGCAAAAGACTGGGAAATAGGGTATCAGGCAGATGATTTACAATTTCACACTTCCTGGGATTGGCTTATGCCCGTAGTTGAGAAGATTGAGGTAATGGGGTATTTGGTAACCATATCAACTTACGGTTGCAATATTCAAGAGGAAAAGACCGCCGTTTCTGTAACAGGCTTTATTGCTGACGAAACAAAACTTGAAGCCACTTACCAAGCCGTAACAGAATTTATTAACTGGTATAAAAAAGCATCAGCATAAGGAGAAAGAACATGGCAAAGCATAATCTAAAAGAACTAAAATGCCCTATATGCGGAAAGCCTATGAAGATTGTTATATCTAATCAGGAGCATATTAATCAGGTTTCCAAAATATTAAAGAAATACAAATACTACCAATACCAGTGCGAAACCTGTAATGAAAAGTATACCACGACCGAAAGCGATACACTTAGTTTAAAAGACTTTTTTTAACCCCCACCCCCATGACACCGACAAAAAGTAAAGAGGAAATACTCGCAGAGTACCCGTGTTTGGAAAGTATGCCCCCGTATTATCATGAGCCAGACGTTCTTAATGCGATGCAATCCTACGCCGACCTTCAAACAGCAGAGCTTACGCGGGAGAACGAAACCCTTAAAGCCAAACTTGAAAAACAACAAGCGGGTGAATGGATAGATGTAGAGACACGGTTGCCGGAACTTGGTGAAAAGGTGCTGATATGCCGTTATGGAAATCATATACTAATGGGACAATTACTATATAAGGAATTGGATGCCGGAGACACTATTAAGGTTTTCTGTGCCTTTTTTAAGGACAAATTTACTGAATGCGAGCGCGATAGCGTTACCCATTGGATGCCTCTGCCAAATCCACCCCAGCAATAACCAAAAACAGATATGAAAAGTTCAAAAACAGACGGTTCAGATATTTGGATATGTATAATTTTTGAAATGCTTTTAGTATTCATTTTTATTAATTCAATAGGCTTAGAAAGCGTAAAAGGCGTTACAAAAAATTTTATAATTGCACTAAGCAGTACAAATGTATTTATATGGTCTATCTTTTCATTCCTTAAAATCAAACAATATTATGATGAACATTAAACCAACATTAACATTAATCCTCGCCCTGCTGATAGTAACATCGGTGAGGGCGCAAAATATATTTGGGCCGCATACCCATACTGTAATTAAAACAGCGCAGTTATTTTTTGAAGCAGATACGCCAAAAGTTATTAAGCGTGACACTATCAGATGTTATTTCAAAGAACTGGAAGTAAATCACGATACCATTACAGAACATTGGCGACACGGATATCAGGTTATTGACACAATGGGTTCATATCATTATACAGGCGTTTGGGAAACTATGGAACATGATACACAACTGGAATGTTACCTTTATCCCGACCGCAAGACGAAAGTAACCAATCAAGTCATTTATTCAATCAGCTCAAAATGAAAAAACCACTCTTAATCTTATTAGCCACCGTCTGCATGAGTGCAGCTTTCGGTCAGCAAAAACCCGACACCGCTAAAAAAGTAAAAATAAACCAAGCTGAAGTCTGGGATATTCACAGTAGGCTATCCAGAGCGTTAGACATTATTCACCGGGTGCACTTTGACGCGGTTCAAAGGGATTCTATTGACAGATATCTCGCGCCTTGGATAAGTGAAATCGAACGTAGATACCAAAATGCGATTCCTGAAAAAACGGAAGGAGTTAAAAAATGAGCTACGCAAGCAATGTTGATTTGCCAAAATCAATGATGGCATTTGAATTAAAAGATGGTACTCTTTTACTCATTCATAAAGAAGATTGTGAAGCAATAGGAAATAAAATTGCAATGGTATCCGCCTTAAATGCTCACCTTGTCGTTGAAGATTATTTAAAAAACAAAAGTCAGTTATCGATTGGCATAAAAGAAGTTCAACAAATACTTGAGAAATATCCAGATATGGATAAAGATAAAAAGAATGAATACTTTGATGTCATGATTCAACTTATCAAAAAAGCAACTGATTTGCCATGAAAAAGCCCACTAAAACCCAACTATTCCTCCTATTCGTCCTCATAGCCATGATACTGTATACGGTTTGGAGGAGAGAGGAGAAGCCGAATACCGACACTTGGATAAGTGAGCATTCGGAGATAACAGGTATTGATACAAGTAAATAAAATGATACAACCACAAGAATTGCGTTTAGGGAACTGGATTGTAATAGGTGGCAAACCAGCACAGGTAACATGCGTGTCTACGGAAGGGGTATCGGCTGATAGCAATACCACTTCATACTGTTTTGAAAAGTTTGAGGATATACACCCTATTGCGCTCACTGCTGAACTATTGGAGAAAGCCGGGTTTGAAAACATCACACCTGAATACGACAATGGAATAGTGCATACTTTTAAAAAATATCTATTGATTATAAGATTTACATGGGATGAAGATGGTACTTTATTTACGGCAAGAACGGCAAGTTTGGAAAACGGTATGCGCAATTACAGTATTATATTAACATCATTGCACCAACTCCAAAACCTATATTTCGCACTAACAGGCAAAGAACTCGAAATTAATCTATAAATTAGTAAACAATTAAACAAGTAAAAAAATGGGATTTATTATTAAACTATTGGAAAGCATCTTTCCGTTCCTTTTCAGCGCATTGCGCCGTTCATGGGACAACCTTAGCCAGCAACAACAACAGGCACTTATTCAATCAGGCACGATCGGCCAGTACCTGAAAAACAATTTAACGATCCTGGGCGACGATTTAGTGTCGCTCATATCCAATGACCTCAACTTAGATCGGAATATCGTAGAGGACACCTTAATAGCCTTAGCGGGCAAATTTGGCGTAACAACCACAAGCGTTAATGATGCGGTTGCCTTTTTGCAAAAGAAACTTCAATCGGCATCGTCTAATGAGGAATGGAACGGCCTGTTAAGCACGCTGCTCAATGTAGGCGCAACTATCCTTTCCGGCGGTGCTATTGATTGGGTTCATGTAGCATTAGGTTTGGGTGAATGGGTATATCAACAATTTATAGCACCAAAACAGGTTACGATATTGCAGGTTCAGACACCAGCACCAGCACCAGTTGCAACACCTACACCAATAGCGGAGCCAGTACCGGGAAACGTATAATGCCATCAGTCAAATGGTGGCAGTTTTGGAAATGGTAAAAAATATTGAGGAGCGGTAAAATTCCGCACCGGCTTTCTAACCCGGCTTGGTGTAATAGACAGCACGTTACTTTTAAACTGTTTCCACTGTTCAGTAAAAACAGAGCTTCATAATCGGTTTAGGTTAAAGGCAGCCAAAACGCAAGGTAGAGGCTGCCTTGTTTGAAAAAAAAAGAAAAGATGAAAAGGGAAGATAAAAAAAGGCTAATTACCGATGTATTAGCTAAAGACCCACATTGTACAGAGTGCGGTAAATTAATGTTCAATAGCTTTGATTTACCATATCCACCCAAAATCATGCCCAATGATGCCGCAATAGTCGCAACAAGGGGTGATAACGGTAAAAAATGGGTAATGTGCGCTGAATGTTCAGAGTTGCAACATTTAATCAGAAACGAAAGAATTAAACAGGAAGCTAAAATTTCTATTGATGCCCCTAAGCCTGAAAAGGTATCAATAAAAGAACTTTCTGCTGATGAAATTAGGCATAAGATACACTTAAATGAAGTGGCAACCAAAGTTATATTGAATGAATTGGGTGTGCCTGACGATAAGATACACCTTGTAAAAGGGGCTATTCGTGAAAACTTTCATCTAAAATACTATCTACGTTTTGGTAAATTCCTATCAGAAGAAGTTGTTTAAAAATGAAAACCATAGAAGATTTACTTCTTTATTGTCGGGTTAAAATAGCTGAACTTGAATACGAATCTCAAAAAACAATGAAAGATATGGGTTATGTTCCCGATGATATTTATTATTCAATTCATGATAAAATAGACACCTACAAGGATGTTATTAATTTCATTCAATCATCAAAATGACCTACATCCTCCTCTCCATCCTCCTGTTCCCACCCCTTGTAATCTTTACGGGGCTGTTTTTAGGGTGCTGGATTTTTAGGGTTGAGGTGAGGGAGGGGGAAGATAAAATTAAGATATGAAACCAGGCTCGTTAGTTCAATTGATTAATGCCAAATGGAGGCACAAAACAGATGGTGTAACCTTTCCTGAAACGGGTAAGATATATACCGTCCGCGATATTGTAGTTTCTTTGCCGTTCAAAACAGAAATGATACGGCTTGAGGAAATTGTCAATCCGATAGCTCACACCGGTCAAGAATGGGGTTTTCTAAGTTGGCGTTTCAAAGAAGTATTGCCACCTATTGAAGATGCAGAAAGTCATATCAGGGAAAATATAGTTGAATGCCCTGTCGTTATTTAACTTTGCTCTCCGTCTTTGGGGTTGACAGTCACGTTTGAGCTATCATTAGCTGTAACGCTTGTAGCATCTGGTTGTTTCTTAGCCAAAGGATTGCCCCCTAAAAGGTACTGAATACCCGACATTAACGCGCCTGTGTTTAACCCACCTATAAGCAAGTCAGCATACTTTTGACCACCTGTTGGTATAGGTATGAACATGACCGCTACATCTACGCTGATAACAAGCATAACCATACCTGCTATAAACCAAAAGATGTGATTAAAATGATTGTCCTCTTGTTGCATTGTGATAATTTTTTAAGTTTGATATGGTATTAATCTTGAAAGCCAGCTATGCCCCCATTGAGCAAAGCCATGTGTATTTTCGTAACGTGCTTTACGCATTGCATTAATTTGGTTGTATATAGCCTCTGCATCCCCGTTATTGACACCGTTTAGTGTTTGTTGACCAACTATACCATCTTGTATAACGCCTGCGGCAGATTGCATAAAACGGGCTGCTATGCCCGACCCTTGATTAATTGAACAGTCAAACAGGTTATTAGCTATTTGTTGGTCGTTCACTTCATCAAGTTTTAGTACGTCCCAATAGTTAGCCTTAAAGAACCCGTGAACCTTTGCCATGAAGTCGGGGTCATTGAATAGCTTATGTGTAATGTTAGCATCCGTGTCCGGCTTTAACGCATCTACAATAGACCATCCTGACCAATTGGGGTTTTGTCCTCTGTCAATACCCATAGCAGTCTCGGCTTCGCTACCATTGTTGCTATATCCGGCCTCTGTTTTTTGCGTAATCGCATCCGCTATCAAAAAATCTGCCATACTCAATCCACCGTTTCTATTGTGTTCAAATGTAACTTAGCCCAGATAACTACAAAAGCTAATGCCAGTGCTATTATAGCACCTAAGAAAAGCCATCGGTTTTTAGGGATATTGGGGAAAGGGGTCATTGTTAACAAGTTATAGGATTTTGCCACCATTGACCGGGAGTTGTATCCCACCGTCTTGGCTGAACTTCATAATATGGTTGCAATTCTTGCTTAACGATTATTACCTTATCTTGTTGCGGAACAATAGTTTGCTTTTCATCCATCAATTCCAATGCTTCATCAAAGGTTATATGCCCCGCTTTGAATAGCCTTTCAACAATTTCTTTTTTCATATTACAAATTAATCAGGTATATAGCCAAAAAATAAGCCAACAGCAATAACACGTAACCTATAACTAACTTTTGTTCCGGGTTTTGCATACTGTAAATCTAACAAACTATTTGCAAAATTCAAAGTACCAATAAAATAAGCATAATCAAATATCCTTATATTCCATTAAAAAGCTAATTAGTGTAATAAATTTTCGCTTATTCTATTGGAGTGGAATTAAAAAGCCACACCCCTAAAGATAGTCGGAATGTGGCCTGTTTGGTATTTATATGGTCTGTAAGGGGGAACAATTTCGTACGTGGATTGTTTAATGCACCGTAATATTTTTCCTTTCCACGCTCAACAGGTACGCCGCCAACAGCACCATAGCCGCAACCTTTGGAAAGTGACATACAGCCCTTACCGTTACCTCGTTCCAGTTGTGCAGGTAGCCAATATCCCAAAAACCGTAATAGAGCCATTCTAAGCCATGTTCAGCCCCGACCAGTACAAAGTATAGTATCATTAACTTTCGTAGCCTACCATTGCGCATTTGCCAGAATTTAAAGGCTATAAAGCAAGCCAGTAGAACAATGACAGCATACTCGGTTTGTGATAAGTACATTTCGGGTGTGAGGTTCATTTCTTTCCTAACGTTTCTATTAAGGTTTTAAGGGAGTTTAATAAATTGAAATTTTGATTATTGGAGTTGATTACCTTTTCGTTGGTTTCGTTCTGCCTTTCAAATTGTCGTTCTATGGTCTGCCGCCACATTTCACGTTCCTGCTTGTGATCCCTGTCCTTTTTGGCGTACCATATAGCGAATACGATAAGGATAATACCGAGGATACCATAATTGGCTAATTCGTTCACATTACTTGCTTATTGATTTTTCCAAACCCCAAATGGCCTTTTCAAGACGTTCAAAGTTTTCATTGAGCCTTTCAATATCCGGCTTAACCTCATCCCTGATTAATGTCTTAACCATTTCCTTTTGCTTGTCAGAAAAGTATTTGAATATCAAGTCGAAAGCTTTCCACAATAAACCAAATATGGTTAAATAAGGCAGCAAGTCCTCGAACAGTTGAAGCCATTGATTAGAAGGTATAGGTGGTTGTGCCATCGTTTTTGTATTCATTGTAAATTCTCTAAATATATAAAATTTCGGCTAATCTCAAAACGGGTGTTTTAACGGTATTTTTTAGTATTTCAATGTTCGGTTCCTGACTCCCGTCCACAATATAATGATTGTAGTCAGCAACACGGAGGTATTAAAGCAAATAGTGAGCCTGAACGTATCACTTAACCACCCATGCCTGTTGGCTATAATAATCAGATAATTTGTCACTATAAGCCAAACACAAACTAAGTTAAACTGTTCATGAAAAAATCCTTTGAACTTTCCCATGTGGTCAATCAGGTGGAATAACAACATACCAAGCGTGAGATAGTTGTAAAAAAGTTTGACATAATGCACGTCCCAATAGGTATGGGTAAGTTCATAAATATACAGGTTAAATAACGCCGTATAAATACATATTACCGATAGTGTGAGTATTGTTCTGAACATCATCCGTTATCGAGGACACATTGCTTTAGTACATTATCCCACACATAACCTGTCGGGCATGTTGGTGGCGTTCCGTCTAAAGGATGCGCTATTTGAGCCTGCGCCAACACTTCTTCGCCAACGGCCTCATATCCGTAATGTTTTATTAGTTCTGCTACCTGATTTTTCAGGCTTTTTTCTGTTTCCATTGTTGTTGTGATTTTAGTTATTAGCTATAATAATCCAATTTGCATTATTTGATTGTACTGAAACATATTTCCATTGTGCCGATAGTGCATAAGTAGTTGAACCATCGATGGTTTGAGAGCTTGTTGTCCCGACCGTTACGGCATTACCTGAACTATCTATTTTCTTAATAATATATATCCGACCTGCACAGCCGACAGCCGTAGGAAGCGTCATAGTGAAGCCTGCACTCGTAGCATCCCCTGTTACGGTATAGTCGGTGTTGGTTAAGGTATAACCAGTGGTTTTGGCAGTTGTAGAAATAGCGGTAGAAAATGAGGTGGTCTGTATTTGAGAGCCATTGTCGGTAAAAGTACCTCCATGTTGAAATAGCGCATTACCGTTAGGAAAAATCTGGAATGATGATTGCGTAGCACCATTAGAACCGCCGCTGACATCAAAGATGAGTTTACCGGACGACCAAGAATTGTAGATATGTGTATTGTTATCCGCATCCATAGCAGATATACGTCCGTAAACACTGCTATTGAACTCCGACCTGATTGCTGCTCCGTTCGGTTGAAAAATATCCCCTTGCGTACCAGTGTTAGCGGTTGTAGTTGCGGCCATTAATAACTGCCCGTGATAAAACTTAGCAGCCAACTTACTTCCGGCATTATCACCTGCGTCGTTGTAAAATAGTATTCCCGATCCATTATAATGGTTTCTAAAAACCATATCGGCATTTGAATTGAGTAACTCAATTGTGTTTGTAATAAGATTATTGCCACCTGACCATGCGGATACCATTTTGGTTTGGTCTTTTATCACCCAATCCTGAGAACCTGGGGTCGGTGATGGAACGGTTGCCCCATATTCCCACAGATTGCCCATGATGTTCATTACTCCGTTGTACTTTGTGCCAGATGGAATGGACGATAAAACACCCATTTTACCGGATGTGTCCATACCGACTATATAATTATTATCCACGTCAGTTAACGGATAGAAATTTTTAAATCGCAATTTCCATAGATCGACCTGCCCATTGGCTGCGAGTGATTGTCCCAGCTTATAAACTTGATTATTGATTAATGACTCTAAAACGTTAGCGCGTAAAGCATGTCCATAGTTATTCGGGTGCGTACCGATTCCAGTGAAATTTGAACCTAAATCATCCAAAAATAGACCTCCGCTATTTTTTGTAGCTGTATAAATATCAGCTAAAATACTTCCATAGTTAGCGGCTTCAACCGCAGTTAACGAGTCTACGCTTTTGCGATACGCTTCTGTACTGGGGCTATTTCTTAAATTAGTAGTGCATAAAATAATCCTACCAGCAGGCCATCCTTTAGCAATAGTGGCATTCATTACCGTATCCATTGCTGCCTTTAGGTGCGTTAAGTTATATCCGGAATTTGAAGTGTGTCCGTCAATATCATTGATATTAAAATCGTAAACTATATAAGAATAAGTTGAACCATAAGTGGGTATAGAAGATGTATTTTGTGTCATAGCATAACCACCACTATGGGATGGGTTTTCCCATGTTGATCCACTTACCGCGTTATTTACCTCTGTAAACCCAAGCATCCGGCAAAGCACCGTTGAGTAACGGTAATAGTTGCTTGTAGCATCTGAACCCGCAGCAATACTGTGACCAAAGAAAACAATATTATTACCTGTTTTTTCAGGCAGGTTTGTGACGCCACCAAAATAAGTACTGTCAATGTTTAGATTAAAACCACCATTGCTTACATGCCTGTTTCCGGCCAATGTTCCATCTCCGCTATAAATAGTTGAACCGCCGCCTGAACCGTTACTTGCTGCTGTCAGCCTGCCTTTGCTGTCTACGGTGATGTTCGCATTGGTGTAGCTGCCCGGCGTTACTGCTGTGGTTACCAAAGTCGGGTTAGGATAGTTTCCCGTCAGGTCACCCCCTGCTGTCCCTGTTGGTGCAGCACCTGAATAAAAGTCAACATTCCAAGATGCTGCCGTTGTCCCGCTCGTTAGGATACATTTAACGATAGCTGTGGTTCCTGTGGCTAAAGTCTGTACCGTATTGCCACCCGATGAAGTGACGGTCACAACCCCTGTGCTGTTGTTGCTGATTTTATAGGACATTCCCAAAACTAATGTTGAGGTAACAGGTAGCTGAACGGTTTGGGTTGTTGTCCCGGTGATAGTCGTTTGGTAAGGGGAATTAACCGCTAAAGTAGTAGTTGCGCCCGTTGAGTTGATGGACTGATAACCGCTTATAAAATTAGTGCCGTGAGTATTTGAGTTTCCATCGTATTGCGCAATGACCGAAGCCGTAGGGGTTGCTGTAGCATCGGATATTAAAGTAACGTTCTGTGAACCATTGAACGAAGTGGCACTGCTTGTCAGATTAAAGTGCTGACCGAAAGTAAGGGGGAAAGTTGTTGTACCACTGCCTTTTTTGCCGCCCCCACCAACGGTTACTGTCTGCCCAATAGGGGGTATTAATATTTCTGCAATATCTAAGCTATTAGCTGGTATAGACGGTATTGGTGGGATAGGGTCAGTTGAAAGCCCCCCGTTGTAAGCTGTTATTGTCGCCGTTGCATCAATTCCTAATATCGTATATTGATACCGTGTAGCATCCTGCGCCGGGATAGTTGTGTTTACTGCGCTACCTAAAGTATAGGTTAAATTATTTATTCGATACGTACCTGTTGTGGTATGCGCTGTTGTCGGCCCCGTAATAGTTGTTACCATCCCGGTTAAAACAGTATTCACTAATTCAAGATCAGCCAAACGGGCTACCTGTGTCGAATAAATAGGTGCATTAAGAACATTTAAGCTATCCGTTGTTAGCGAAAAGCCACCATTATGAACATATCTGTTTGAACTTAATGTGCTGTCACCTGTGTAAATCGTTGTCCGGGTTGTGCCACCACCACCGCCTGTAACCCAGCTAAGCGTAGTGCCATTTGTCCCTAATACTTTACCCGATTGTCCTGTTATAGAGGGTAGTGCCTGACCGCCCCATTTATCAGAGTTAATGACCGTAAAAGGGTTTGAATAACTGCCGTTACCGCCAAAGTAAACAGTACTAAGGTAAAATGAACTGTCGGCAAAAGGATTTGGTGCTCTCCATTGACCGCCAAGATAAAACACTAAAGTGGTGTCCGATGTGCGTATGCCTATCATGCCATCCCGCGGTGGTGCGTTGAAAGTCGTGGGGTTAGGGAATACAGGTACGGAAAGGTTGTACTGGTAGTCGCCGTTAGCCCACCCGAAATACTGACTGTTTTTGTTAGCACCGCTTGCGGGTGTTACGTTCTGCTGTGTTACTTTTTGTCCTTGACCGAAACAAAACAGCGGGATAAATGCTAATATATAAAGTAGTCTTTTCATATTTTACTTGCCTTTCCATGCACCCGGATAATCACGGTATTTGTTGTAATTGTAAAACTTATCGTTGTTGTCGCTGTGCCGCCCAAATTAGTTGCGCTGACTGTATAAGTCGTAGAACCCTGCACTACACTTGGTGTACCACTAATAACCCCAGTTGTGGTTGAAAAGAATAAACCCAAAGGCTGTACAGGGCTGATAGACCAACTAACAGCCGAACCACCCGTATTACTTGGAACTATATTTGATATAGGTGCGTTTACAGGGAATGAATAACTATTTGGTGAATAGCTTATCACAGGTGGTGGTGGTAAGTTAACGGTTATCGTTAAATTAAAATGGCTTACGCCTGAAATATTTGTCGCTGTAACCGTATAAACTGTTGTTGCCGTTACTGCCGTAGGCGTACCGCTTATTACGCCATTAGAAGTGTTTAAAAGCAGTCCTAAAGGCAAAGCAGGGCTGACTGTCCAAGTGCTTGAACTTCCACCTGAATTTGTTGGCGTTAGGTTAGAAATGGGTGTTCCCACCAAGTACGTTTGAGGGCTGCTGTAACTGATATTTGGTGCAGGGGGATTAACGGTGATACTAACCGATGTTGAACCTGAACCGCCTGAATTTGTCGCCGTAATCGAATACGAAGTTGTAACCAACGTACTTGACGGTGTGCCTGAAATAACGCCTGTTGAGGTGTTAAAAGAAAGCCCCGCACCAATAGCCGGGCTAATGGCATAGGAAACAACAACCCCACCTGTGTTATTTGGGGTCATGGGAGTTATTGGACTTCCTTGCGTAAAAGTCACCACCGATGGGGTATAGCTGATAACCGGGGGTAACGCATTGACGATAATGGTTAAAGGTGCTGTCCCGCTACCTGCCGTATTCGTGGCTGTAATGGTAAAAGAACGGCTTGCGGTCACCGTAGTCGGTGTTCCTGAAATAATGCCCGTAGAAGTGCTGAAACTAAGCCCCAAAGGGAGTGTACCTGTTAATGCCCAACTCGTAGCGGGGCCACCTGTATTGACCGGGGTTAACGCTGCCGCAACACCCACATAAAGTATAACCGTTGACGGGGTGTAGGAAATAACCGGGACGGTGGAACCGGGGTTAAAAACAATATTACTGCCCAATGTCACGAAAGAAGAAAGCACCGACACACCTAAAAATGTACCAGTTGGCGTTACGCCTGTCCCTACAATGTTATTAACGACAATGGTAGTTAAAGAATAAGCCCCGATCAGTTTTGGCGTAAAGCCTGAAAAAACGCAGGTGTTGATGGTCAGGTTGCCGATAGCCGTATCTTCAAAAATTGCCTGTGTGGTGTTGTTTCCGGTGGCGTTCCAGTTGTTCATCGTAAAGCCGTTGGCATAATGTAAGTATAAAGCCTGTGTGGTGGTGCTTAAAGTCACGTTATTAAACACATCGTTGATAGGTGTTGAGGTGTGAATATTGACCTCAATAGGGTAGGGATTTGTCCCGGTCAGCCCTGATATATTGGCTTTTTGAATGGTGTCGGCCAAATTTGCCGTTGTACCGTCAAAAAGAAAACCGATATGCCCCGATGTGATGGTCGTGGTGTCTAAACTGCATTGCGGGCTGTCACCCAATTCCACCGACTCTAAGCTTTGCCCGGAAAAGGTGTTGTGGTTGGTAAACGTCCTTGTACAACCCTGAACGATAGAAAGACCTATGGTTCCGTTGGTAAAGGTGTTTCCCTTTATCGTAGAGCCTGTAACGTTCCGAATCTCAAAACATTCCCCTGCCGTAGAGGTCGGGTTGACAGGCATGGTGATGGTATTGCCGTTGATGGTCGCGCCCGACATTACCCCCGGCGAAACGGCACGTACAATCAATGCCGCCTGCGGTACGCTTACCCCCTGTAGGGTTCTGTTGATGGTATTGTTGGTTACCGTTAGTCCTGTTACCGTATTGGATGAGGCCACTAAAGATACCCCTAAATAGCCTATATCGCTTATCGTATTATTGGTTATCGTCTGCCCTGAAAAGTTACCGCCTACGATAGCATAGGCCGGAAAGGTGTGTATGGTGCAAAACTGTACGGTGGTATTGGCCGCCGCCATAGAGATACAGTAAGAACCGCCTGAACTGACTACATTGGTCAGCCCGACATAAGTTCCCCCTTGTAAGGTTTTTCCGGCAGTGTTCATCACGAACATAGCCCCTGTCCCGGTTCCGGTGATGGTGCTTCCTGTGAAGTTTACGCTGTTAGTTATCCTGACTTGTGTGATGCTGTACGTCCCTGCGGGATACGTTCCACCGCCACCATCGATGAATGATTGTATTGCCGCTGTATCGTCCCCAAAACAAAGTAATGGCAGAATAAATAGGAGCAGGGGAAGGAGAGCTTTTTTCATCATCACTTATTTATGGATATAATGCATAAGAGAACACCGTTAAGAATTGTCCTTCAACTATACCCGGTAAATTACCTGTATCGCTTAATATAAAACCGCCGCTTGGTACTAAAATATAATCAGTTCCAAAAACCAATCCCGTCAATTGAGGACTTGTTAAAACCATAAACGGATTGAAGCCTTTCCATGCACTATTGTAATAGGTATTTCTGGTAACCCCGCCATCTGGTGAGTTGTCTGTACTCATCACATCCCACGTTACCTCAATTGGTGGTGGGGTCATAACAGGCACAACAACGCTGATAATACCATTATTCATCTGAAAATTAGGGTCAATTGTATTAGTTTCGGTATCCAATCCGACTAAATCACAAAGGCAATTATATTTTTTGATAAAATACTTTGAAGTAAAATCACCTAAATTATACTGATTCTGAACAGCGTTAATAGTTAGAAAGTACCGCCATGACGAAAACCAATTGACATTATTACAGCCCCCTGCTTCCTTATTCGCATTGGCGAGAACAAGGGTAGCCATTTGCTGTCGTGCAGAAAATAATTTATCTTGTATCTGCTCCTGCGTAGGCATGTTTTACCCTCCTGTTATTGAGTTAACTAATTTATTAGCAAATGCAATACAAGTATTTGCCGCAACACCGTTAGCGGAAAGTGAGTATCTTTCTCCGGCAGCGCGAAGTAATTCCGCCTTGAACATGGTAAAGAAATTATTTTGAGAGCCACAGCAGCCAAGTGCTACCATAGCCTGTAAAAAAGCTGCTAAATAAATTCCTTCGGCAAAATAATTCAAAGTGCATTCATATAATCCTGTATCATCTACAACAACCAATATAAAAGATAAATACTGGTCTTGCGTAACCGGGACTTCCTGTATTATACTTAGCCCCATATCAAAAGGTGGGTATAACGGATTACCATCAGCATCATTCACAGTGAGTGTACGCCCCAAAATTGTCCCATATCCGGTTCCGGTATCGGTAAAGGTAAGGGTTAACCCATCTATACTTGAAACGACACTGCCTGAACAAACTACGCTCATAATATTACACTTGCTCCTATTTTACCAGTGATATTACCACCATTACTTACCGATGCTACTATTCTCCATGTTCTCGGTAATGGCAAATTAGCTACTGAATTTGCTGATGCGATACATCCCGGATAAACAGTAAGAACCGTGTTCCCTGTCCCACTGATAGCCGATGAAGCAAGCAGGTTGTAGTATTGCCCGGTAGCCAAATCCTTACCCTGTATGGTTACTGTTACATTACCACTTAAAACAGCAGTGATATTAATAACCAGAATAAGTCCCCTGCCGTATTCATTGATTTGATCGGGTGATGGGTTTGAGCCACTTGACCCCGCAAGGACTAATAGTGACTTTAAGTCTTGATTTGCTACCATGTCGCTAATTTAATAATTAATCTCCTTCTTTTTCTTGCTCCCTTGCAATGGTCTTTTCTAAATCCTGTTGTCCTTTTTCGATGTAGTGTTTTTTTATCTCATCGTTGCCATGCGGAACAAACATATACGGTAAAGCCATGTTCAGCACAAACCCCAAAGGGCTGCCTGCTTCATCTAACCTGTCTGAATTGTCTATCTGCTTTAAGCCAAATAAAGATTTTTCATAGCCTGTCTGATTATTGAGCGCATTCAAGCCTATATTTACAAAAGGGTTGACTTCCTTAACGGCTGAATAAGTATTGGCTATGGGTTGCGTGCCAAAAGGTGTGGCTTTAACCTTTTTAAATAATTGTGGTGCAGGCTTTCCTTTATCATCTCTTAATCCTGTTATATAAGGTGCAGAACCTGTTGTAGCGGCGGTGGCGAATTGAACTGCCGGGGATGAGGTAAAAGGGCTTAAAGCAGTGTTTAAAGCCTGTGTAGCCCCTGCTTCTACGGTTTGTCCCGGCGTTCCACCTAACTGATTGGTTTCGTAAGCCTTTTCAGCACCAATCACCCTTGCGCCTCTTTCAAATACAGGGTTATTCAATCGCCACAAATCAATATCTTCCCAATCGCCATTCTTATCGGTAAAAAATTGTTGGGTTAAATCGTTCTTAGCCCAATCGGGAAATGGTATTCTGCCCAATTTACTACTCTCATCTTCCCACGGCCACTTTCCTGTTTGAGCGTGATAAATGAGCATCCATGAACCTACCGTTCCGATAACGCCATTTGTTATCAATTGCGCCGCTTTATACCGGGCAAATTGTGCAGGGTTGGCTTTCGCATCTATCGGCAATGGATTTGCACCAAAAACAGACTTTAACCCGCTCCGGTAAATAGAAGAACCAAAAGTATAGTAAGGGAAAAGCCCTGTTTCCTTTATCTGTCGTTCTATTTTGGATTGTAACGCTTTGGTGTACACGCCCAACTCGTTTTGCATCTTGACGTGCTGCTCCGGCGTAGCATCAGGGTTCATGGCTTTCACCAAATTATACATCATCACCCTTGCTTTAAGGTCTATGGATTTTTCACCATACAGAATGGGTGAGAAATCTGTGATATTGGGAATATCCAGTTTTCCCAATTTAATGCGCGATGCTTTTGCACCTGTCAATTCGGCAAATTCCCTGCTCCATGTTTTCGTCCATGTCTTTTCAGGAATAACGCCCAACTTTGACATTTCCTGTATGGTCTGTAAAGCCTTATCACTGGAAATATCGGTGTTCAGTATTTTAAATAGCCCTGTCCATTTTTTCACAAAGGTGTTATTCGCTGCATAACCGCCTGCTTCACCTGCTATGCCGTTCTTATAAGCCCATTCCTGCATAAAAGGTACAGAATTAGTAATAACACCAAGCATCCTGTAGGAGTGCGCTATGGCTTCTGTCGGCCCCCCTAAAGCCACTTTGGTCAAAAAGTTAAATGCCTTACCAAAAGCATTGTACCTATCCACTTCATCCGTAGAATTAAAGATAGGGTCAAGTTCACCCTTTAACCATTTAGGCATCATTACATATTTGGACTTGGTATTGATAATATTGCCGTCCTGAATAATGGTACGTCCCTCGGAAACTTTTTCTTTTACCGCGTCAAAAACATCATTGCCTATCTGTATTTTTTCGGTATCAGGGGCATTATGCGAAACATCATGTATCAGACCCACTCTTTTCAGTTCATCAAGCGCATTAGCTTTGTTGTTGACTTTTATAGCAGCGGTGAGCTTATTTCCTAAATCGGCTATTTCGGTACTGTACCTATCCGATTGTCCCGTAGCAAACCTGTTTAAAATGTTATCAGGTTCATTATAAGGTTTCCCTTTGGCTATAAAACGTGGTTTGGCTGCATTTTCAGCAATAAGGGGATAGTAGGTTTTTAAGTCTCCCAAATCATCGCTGAAAATACCCTCGTTACTTTCATGGCTTTCCGCTATCGGCTTTTCAAGCAGTTTCTTGTAAACCTCCAATGCTTGCTGCATCTTTGGGTCTGTAAATTTGCCATCCTTTACCATTTCATCGAACGGTATTCCTAAAGTCAGTACATTATCTGCCGCTTTTCTGAATACGTTAGCCAAATATTCTTTCGCTTCGCCGTAACGTCCGCTTGCTATCAGAGAAACGGCGAATTTACCGGGATTGGTTTCCTGCTGTAGTGGTTTTAGGTTTTTGACAATATCGTACATATTGCCTTTTTCACCGTCATCAAAAATGGTCTTTACCTTGTCATCTGACATATTAGCCACTTCATCGGCATACCTGTTCCACCTGTCGCGTATTCCTCTTAACCTGCTTTCCACCAATGCTTCGCGCATTTTCTGCCATCCATCTTTACCAACAAGTTTTGTTATTGCCTGTGTGGCTGTTTTTAGGATAACGCTTGCCTGTGATTTTGAGGTCGCGTATTTTCGTACCTCACGATAGGGTTCAAAGTCCTGTATATCTTTAGAAAACTGTTTAAGCTGTTCAAGGTTACGAATAGCGTAACTTCTCAATCCTGACAGTTTAGAGTATTTCTGCTTTTCCTGCGGTGTTTCCTCCTGTTCAACTTTGGGTGTTGGCAAACGTCTTGTAGTTGCGGGTTGGTAATCAGGCAATGATGCTTTATCTTCTTCCCCACGTAACACTTTCAGGTCATTACGCATAAAATCGTCCAACTCCTTTAAAGAGTTATACTGCGCACGTTCTGCTTTAGGCAGGTTTGCTACATGCGCGGCGTAGGCGGCTTTTAAAGCATCAAAATCATCATCGGTAACCTTATCTTTGCCAAAGGTATCAATCCAGTCTTTCACCATTTCGTGAAACTTATGGATACCTACATCGGCATACGCCTTAATAACCTTAACGAATTTAGACACCAGCTCAGGATCTAAGCCTGTGTTAAGTTGTCCGCGTGATTTTTTGAGTGCTTTGGACAGTTCTGTCTTAGCATCCTGTAACTTATTTTTCAGGTCGTCCGATTTGCTGACAGGTTCTTCACGTACTGCCTCACTTTTAGTATTTTCGTCCGTACTTCCGCTTTCGTCATTGGTCGGTTGTATAGCTTCCGAAACGCTTCCAGTTGCCTGTCCTCCACTTTCAGGTAGTCCGGCAGGTTCTTGTCTTGCTCGTTCATAATCTTTTATTTGGTCGGCTGTAATGCCGTTGGGTTTTAAAGCATCATCAACTTCTTTTTTGCCTTTTTCAGATAAATTAGCAATTTTAGCTTTTGGTGTTTCGTCGGTAACGTCTAACTTGGCTTTGGCTTTTTCAATCAGTTCGGGTGTTAGCTTTTCCCGGTTCTTAGAGTAAGCCATTCTTGCTGAATATTCATCTTCAAAGTTATTAGAAACGATAAGTCCTGATTTTTGGTCGGCTATCACCCAATTGCCATCAGGTTTTTCTGCCAATACTAAATAATATTTCCCCTCTAACTTTTTGGGTTGTAAAAGGTGTTTATCCTTAATAGTAAGTTTAGCAGAGGGTTCGGCTTTCGCTTCCCCCTTTTGTGCTACTTGTGTTTCATCGCCATTCCGTATGCCTTGTGCTTTGGTGCTTTCGGCTTCGGTGACGCTTTCTTCACTTCCTTTTTCTCCATTTTCTTGCTTTCCTTTTTCATTTTCTGTTGATTTTATTTGTTTGGAATTGTCTCTTTGTGGAGTTTCACCGCCCGAACGAGATTCTCCACTTGTTGCTTGTTCATTTTCGGGTTGTTGAATATCTTCCGAAACGCTTCTATGTGTTTCGGCATAATCTCTTGATTTTTCATAATCTTTATATGCTTTAATATCATCGTAAGTAATCCCCAAATCTTGTGCAGACTGATTAAATTCATCAATCTGTCTTTGGCTTAACTGGCCTAATTCATTAGTTTTCGCATCTTCAATCTGTTTAGCTATCTCATCGGCTGAAATAGTTTCACCTGTTACAGTCGCCCCCCCCTGACCGCGAATAATAGGATATTCACCATTCTTTTCCCATTCCATTATTTTAGCAATAACTTTTTTAGCGGGTGCTGTTTCGTAATTGCCTTTTTTAATATCGGATAGTGCCTTCTTGGTATCTATACCTCTAAAGTCAAAGCGTTCAGATGGGTCGTAATCTGGTCGGCTTTCGGGTATGATTAACCCATGAACAATAGCATCTATGGCTTTTTGTTTTATTTTTTCTTCATCATTTGCTTGAGTTTCCCTATTTGGGACTTCGGCTGTACCTGCTTGTGGTACGGTAGGTTCTTTTGGTTCGGGTATTCGTCCGCCCACTTTTTCGCCACTTCTGGATGAAATTTCCATAGGTATCTGCGTTGACTCTCTGATTGAAATGGTGCCATCTTGCTTATCTATATTAGTTTGAGGTTCTTCATTAACTGTTTGAGCAGGTGTTTCCTGTGGTATTTCAGGTACGCCATTCGTAAGAGCCTGTTGAGTTTCCTGATGTTCATCATGTTGTTGGTTTATGGTCTTAGCCAGTTCTTTCTTTGCCTGCTCTTTTGCTTTGGTAAGCCTGTCGATAGCCACTTCTTGTTCTATTTGCGATACAGGGTTGGTATGCTCCTGTTGCGATATGCTGGCTATATCGTTGTCCAAACTCGTTATCTGTTCGCCTAACTGCTTCTTTTTACCCTCTAACGGGTCAATAGACTTATACACCTGCTGAACCTTGTCTATCAACAGTTGCTTTTGTTCGGGCGTAAAATCATTATTCTGTATGCCATCAATAAATCCTTGCGGGTCAGTCATCACCGCTTGCGTAATGCTCTTTACATTCGCCGCTTTCTGATAAGTTGAACTTGCCGCTATAAACTGCTTTCTCTTTTCTAAATCAGTTTCCTTATTGGCCTTAGCGGCATAATCCACCGCTTCGGCGTTCAGGTCTGCGGCTGACTGCGGTAATTTATAGGCTTCCTGTATCGCATCGGGGTCGGCTTCGATAAAGCTCTTTACCGCTAATGCCTGCCTATTTTGCTGTAACTGTCGGTCTGCCTCGCTAAAATCAGCACCTGTTTTACCTGCTTTTAAAGTCCCAAACAAAGCACCGACACCAACATTCTCTTCAATCTCTTTTTTGGACGGCAAGGTTCCATCGGTTATCAGGTGTGAGATAACAGGATAAGCACCAAATACAGCCGCGTCACTTACAGCATCCGTACCCATCTTGGTCAGTTTACCGTCTTTCAGTATCCCGGTTTCGGTGATGGTCTTTGCCATTTTAGGCGACACAAAATCCCCTGCTATACTGCCTAAGACATTCATGGTTGCCGCTTCACCACCGCTTTGAACTGCTCCTTTACCCGCTTCAACAGTAGCTTTTAATGGGCTTAATCCTTTTTGCCGTGCTTGGTCGTAAGCCTCTAAACCACCGTTAATAGCTGAAATCTTGGTAAATGGGTTGATAGCAATGTTTTTTAATTTGGCTAAAGCGGTAGTATTTACCCCTGCTTCCCCAATATCGGCTACTTCTCCTTCCGGGAAAAACTTTGCTAATCCAACGATAGGTGCTAAATGAACAACAGCGTTGGTCGTATTGCCTACAAAAGTATCCGGCAATGGGTTATTATAGTCGTCTTTGGCCGTTTCATTATTATAAGCATCTAATCCTTTAGCGAAATTGGCAACCTTGTCTGAACTGGTAACATCGGCTATAATATGCGAAGCTCCTGCGATTGGCTTTGTTACAGAACCTATCAGACTGTGCATAGAAACAGGCAATAAGTTTGACCAGCTTCCGGGATGGTCTCTACGGTACTGCGCTTCCTGACGCGCTAATTCCTGATAATATGGACTTCCGGGATTTTCTAACTGATTTTCAGGTTGCAGTTGTTTATTAATAAAAGCCTTTTCCTGTTCAGGTGTTATCTGCCCTTTATGCCTTAATTCAGAGGCTTTTTTCTCTTGTTCAAGATCACTGTCGTTAGAAAAGCTGTATGGTTGAAATTGTTGAGGATTATCCTTGCTGTCCTGTTGCTGTTGTGCCCAATCATATCTTTGGGAAACTTGGGAATTGTCTAATCCAACCGGAGATGAGCCTGCACCATTCGGCGAAACGGGTTGCGAAACCTCTTTTTTTTTTACCGTCAAATCTTCAAAAGGATTAACAGCACCGACACTTTTTACCTCCGATGTTATGGCTTTCCCCTGCTTAAACCTACGCAAAGCCTCTAAAGGTGATTCACCGTTATCCTGTGGG